AAACAAAAACTACAGCTTAAAATGAAACTCCAACGGAAACACATTACGATATTGCGATCCATGGACAAACGGATTAACAGCGCTGATAATCGACTTGTTAGAATGTCAGGTGTACGCTAATGACAACCCGTATGCTTTGCGTTTCATGCTACAACGGCCACGCAGGCCCAGATAGACTCTGCAACCGCTGCAGAGACCGGATTGACGGAAAAGGAGACTAGAACGATGATAACAAAGAATCAATCAATACATGTCAGTAATTTAGGATCGAAAATCACAAAAGCTGCAGACGATATCGACACATTGAAAAAGATTGAGAAACGATATAAAAACTGTGATGATTATAGAATAAGACTTGATGTTTCAATTCGTGAACTGAAATCATACAAGAATTCGATGGTGTCAGAGCTGCGTGATATAATCGCCAATTGCTAAATTGTCAACTTACCAGAGCCCTATTCGTAGGGCTCACGTGAGTTTACAATCTGGTAGACTCAATTGAAAGGAGAGCGATGATAGCAAGCATACGCTACAATCAGAAAGTTGACGGGCGGATCACGCGCAAAGTGAACCGTGAGAGAAAACGGTTCCGGTCCTCAATTAGAAAACTGAAAGTTGACAAGGAATAGTTCCCAGATATTCAGCCCGCGAATCCGTTCACGGGCTGCCTTCTGCGACCCATCGTAGAGAAAGGAAGTAAAATTATGACAATCAGCAAGGAAGAATTCAATCAAGAATTTACAAATTTGATTAGTACAATCGGTAATTATCGCGGTGTGATAAACATGATAGACAGTCTCAAAGTTTATCACAATTGCAATACCATTGATGAAATTATGGTAAAACTCAATTCGTTTGTTGAGTCCAAAGTTCACGAATTAAATCAACTTCAATCGTTGTCAATTGAGTAAACTTGACAACCAAACATCACGCGCAAGGGAAGAGTCGAAAGTGACTCGACCTTTGCGCGGTTCCGATTCTTCGCCTGGTCTCCAGCTTGCGAGGATTCCACAGATTCCAGATTCCCCGGTCTCAAGATTCCATGGATTCCGCTGTAGATTCCACAGATTCCACCCTTGCGAAGATTCCGCAGATTCCGACCCTTCCCACAAAACCCTTGCAACCCTTTGCAGATTCCCCGAAACCCTTCGCGACCCTTCCCGAGATTCCCCAGATCGTATTTTTGCGATGGTGAAACTTTCTGTATATAGGTCTTTAATGGATCGAGAAAACCCTTGCAACTTTCTGAAAACCATTCGCGGTTCCCTTCCAGTTTTTCATAATGCTATTATATTATATATACAGAAAATTCCACGAACTATTTTCCCGTGTTTTGGGAGCTATCGGCATTCGGAAAAGTCTAGCCCTTTATGGGCTATGCGCAATTGTAGAACATTTGTACTATTTAGACCCTTGGTGACTAGAACAAATATGCTAAACTCCGTAAGGCTAAACTCCACCGTAAAATCTGCGTAAAGAGACCTTACAGACCCTTGTCTAACCCTTGACAAATACCCCTAAACGTGTATAATGAGTATAGAGTGAAAGGAGTACAAAATGAAAATAGTTCTAGTAAGAAAATCAAACCGGCATAAATGGCTAAATGCAGGAGCGGCCAGAGATAAGAAAAACTGGGTTAGAATTGTCTACCTTGCCCAACGTGATTATAAAGGTTACCAAACTGCTTACATAGAGGTAAATGATAACACCAACCAATACGATATATTCAGACTTCCGCAAAATGCAGAGGTCAACCCGCTCCCTGATATTATCGGCAATCCCTCATTTGTGAAAGCCCTTGAGAATTTTTATACAACGGGCGCAATGCCGATAACCCCGCCGATAATTGGCAAAATGGTTCAGTTAGGTATTTTGCAGTAAAGTGAAACCCCTGTAAAGGGGAAAGGATAAGGTGATAAATGCTGAACCACGTTGAGCTAATAAAGCCCGCAACCGATACACACCCCCAGACTGGAGAAACTCAGGAAATGACAATTCTTGACCTGTACAAATTCCAGAGCAATCCGAAAGAGGTTATAGTGTGGGGCTGGGGAACTTTCAGAACTTGCACAGAACCCCTTAACAAAATTGTAGAAATTCTGGTATCAGACGGATTCAAGGCTATAGAGTGAAAGGAGTATAAAATGAATCAATTGCTAGAAAAACGCAGAGACTTTGTAAAATCCCGCGGTGGATCGTGGGAAGTTTCGGAGTTTGACGGGGAACTAAACGATATCAACCGTGAGATTATAGCCGCTTACAAAGCTGAAAACCCCGCTTGCCATTTAGGGAATGTCAACCTATACGAGTATAACAGACACCAAGTTATGACTCCCTGCGTTGGACAAATGGTATACAATTTTGAATATACTTTTGTCATCCCTGAATTTGACCAGGAACTGCACACAATGATAATTGAGTATAACAAGCTCCCCTATTCAAGCGGATTAATGAAAGTCATTGATGCAATATTCAACCGCATAGAAAACACCGGCGGCGTTACTTTTCAATGGGTGTAAAGGAGTTTACCATGAGAGATATTAACGAGTGGCCCTACAGTGGCGAAGGCAGCATAACCGATAATTGGCAAAATGAAGTTGACGCGTGGACTGAAACCAATGAAGAGAACTATTGGGATCAGCTAGAATGCCTGCCCCCTCGCAAGATGACCGGTTCAGTTTTCGCAGTCGGTGAACCTTTCAGCATGACAATACACGCCGTATTCGCAGAAATTGGGGGGCGATTCTTCGGCAAGAACTGCGATATAACCAAGTGGAATCCAGTCCGTTATAAGCTGGACATCATAAAGCAATTCAAGGTCTAATATGACAATTGACAACGAAGTCCTTATTGACGTACTGGACTGCTCCCAGTGCCCGGAGTGGAGCGACCCCAGAGCGTGCTACAGGTGCGCCGATGGTGATATTCCTGTAAAGGTATGCGAACACGATAACACTGTATTAGACGTTCGGGGCGGCCACCACTACGCAGCTGGTGAGGTCTGGGACGATATCGAGGAGTCTGTATATTGTCTGGACTGCCAAACGGTTATAGGCTGAAAGGAGTCTACAATGGATACAAAATGGATCGTTGGCTTTGTGGCAAATGAAAACACCCGTTGGATGCCCTACTTCGGCGCTGATGACCTCCAAGACGCGAAAAAAGCCTTTGAAATGGCTGTTGAAATAGGGGATTATCTAAAGGTCGGTATATTCAGAAATAAACCCCCATGGCGAGAACGTAAGCCACGTTACTTACACGATAATACTGACAAATCAAATGCCAAAATTAGAGGGCTTGAGGGACTTATAAACTCATTGCCCTCTGATTATTTCTAACTTCCACCAGGGGGAGGGGTCGCCCGGTTCTACACCGGACTTGATAACGCAAAAGCAGAAACCCTTACAACGAAAGGATATAAACCATGAATAAAATTAAAGAACTTCAATTTGACAAATACACAAAAATTATAGAAATAAACGACAGCCGGTTTATGGTTTACAAGATCGATAGCGGCGAATGGGACGATAAAAACTGTCGCCCTATTATGCGCGATACTGTGAAAATCAGCCCTGATTATAACCCCTCTGCTAATTTCACAATCTCGGCCCCCACTATCAAGACTCTTGTAAAGAAACTGGAGAAAATTGATTATCAGATTGTTAAGCCTCACAACGGGAGATAAACATGTGTACCAAATGCCTAAATTACAATAACCAAGAAACAGTATATTCCACTCAAGAGGGCTCAATGTGTGCTGAGTGCGCCGGGATTATAATTGATGAACTTAGTGAAGAACTAGACAAAGAACACACAGAACAGATATACTTTTCCGAAGAACTATTTGAGAAATTAGCAAGTGTTCAGCATGATATCTGGGCGGACTGGATGAAACAAACGCTTGATGAATATGCTATGGCAGCTCCTTGCATGGAATGTATGAGTGGAGAATCAATCCTTTTAAGCATTGGATGTGAATATGAAGATACAGAATACTATGCCACCTGGAAACAACTGATTAACACTCAGTATAAAAACCTAACAAAAGAGGAAAAGGAAAGTAACCGAGAGCGTGTCCGCAAGTTCTGGCATTTGATAAAAACCGAGGATACACACACCAAAAAATCATATCAGGGATTAATAAAAATCCTAAAGAAACATTACCCGGAAGTTTGGGAGAAAGTAGCTATGGCAGAGAATACACTGCTAAAGTTTTTAGAGGAGCGTTACGACGACGAAACTGAACCATTTGGAAATGGCTATAACAAGGGATATATGGGAAGCGGATAATATATCAGATTGACACAATTATTGAGAAGCACGGAAAGGAAAAATAATCATGTACAAAAATAAATTATGCCCACTTTGCCAATCATCTGCAATCATAAAAACGGGCGGGTACAACAAGCTGTATTATTGGGCTGAATGTACAGATCAAACTTGTGGATATGAGACAGGACATCATCCTACGAGGGCAGAAGCTGCCCGCGCCTGGATAGAGCGTGATATTAAAGATAATACTAAAATATTAGAAGATACGATAATAAATCTTCGTGATGAGATTAAGGAATTGAAAACCCGGATATCTATTGAGGAGAGATTACCAGAGGTGCATAATCGGGTATTGGTATTTATGTCTCCCGATCATGTACACACAAGACTTTGTCTTTATAACAATGGTTATTGGGTAGATGATGAAGGCCAAAGTGTCAATGGTGTAACTCATTGGCAACCTATATTAGATTGAAAGGAGAATAGAATGCCCACAAATAAAGAGATAGAGGATTATATGCTTCAAGAAGTTAAGTTTCACGCTGATTATAAAACTGGTATTGTTAACCTTACAACCATTGCTGAGGATGCGTATAACACCCTTGAGCCTTCCTCAACTACAGATATACCTGAACGTTATTTTGAGATTGCACTTGAACTGTTCGAGTGTGATGAAGCTAGTGAAAGGAGAACACAATGAACAAATGCCCCCTGTGTGATAATACTGGAGTAATGGATACAAAGCGGAAACCCTCACGCTATCTTTACAACCGCAATCACAAACTCGTTAACGTTTACTGTGTCCTGTGTGCTGAAGATAAGAACGAGGTCAATCGTGCCGTGAAAGTAATTGAGAAGCGGATCAAGACCCTTGCAAAGTTCGCAGGTCTCAAAGGGCACACTGTAAAGGACGCGTATGCAATCCGGCAGCTCCCTGGTGTGATAGAACTCGTAACTGCTTATATGAGAATATTAACCCTTGTCTGGACTGTCTGAATTCCACAGGGGGAATCGGGGTCGTCTGGTTCTACACCGGACTTGATAACGCAAAAGTAGAAACCCCTATAGCCGAAACCCCCGAAAGGAGTCCACTATGAAAAGTCTATATAAACCAACTGATAAACTATGCCCAGAATACACCCCCCCTGAGACCTTCCCCTACGGCGAATATGTAAAGGTTGCAGAATTCCCCGCAACCGCCGAGGGCGGGCGACCTTGCACGCTTTGCGAAACCCGAACGCCTGCAAGGTTTTATAAACTGGCTGTTTACCCTTCGCCCGACAGTATAGGAGAACTACAACACGGCGTAACTATCTTCACAGGCTCAGGACAAGAGAAGCTGATTGTGTCAATTGCCCGTGGAGTCGCTGATGGTATGCTAGTAATCAGCTAGAGATTCCAGTCTAGATTCCACACCAGATTCCACTAAAGATTCCAGCTAATCTGTGGAGATTCCCCCCCCCCGACCCTTCGCAGATTCCGGGTCAGATTCCAGTAACCCTTCCAAGATTCCAGAGCTTCCGGGCAATAAAAACCCTTGCGACCCTTAGCCCCCTCACGCACCTGGCAATAATCCTTCCCTCTTGACTTCCAAGTGCGTGATATACCTGTGGTACGTGTCTGGGTTGCAAATTGGGCATAATCGCTTCCCCCCACCCTTCTTCAACTTAGATTCCAGCTTCCGTGACCCTTCCCAAGTGCGGATAACTTGCCACTGGATTCCGGCTTTATTAACAGCCCTCAACAATCTCGCACCACGGTTAGACCGATGTTCCTTTAACCGTCTTGCGAAATTCTTGGTATAGCCGATGTAATGTTGCATGTGACCGAGCGGCTCTTCGAAGTGGATAAGGTACACAATTTCCATACCCTAATTGTACCGCAAATTGCAGAAATATGGGTAACAAAAAGCCCCCTGATAAACCCCTTGTAAAAAGGTGACTAAAACCCTAACTATCGCCTAGTAAAGCCTCACTAGCTTCCGCTAAAAGGGCATTATCACCATGCTCAACTAAAAGGTCATCTGTCGGCAACTCTAACCACTCTGACAAATCCCCCGCAATAGTAATCTGTACAGTATCATCCATCTGTACAAAACTGATTGCGTTTCCGCCTTCGTCTAATGCCCGTGCTAGCTTCTCAAAACCCTTTGCGTCTAGCTTGAGCAGGTTATAAAACTCCTTCTGAATTGCCCAACCGATTGCTGCTAATGGGACATAATCAAATGTCACCTTCTTGCGGGTGTTCAGGGCGGGGTGTAATTCCTCGCCAGCCTGATGTGATCTAATCCCTTTGCTTCTAGCCAGAGACTCTAAAGCTGCTACATCGTTCTCGGCAGATTTCTTAGCCTTGACCGCATCAACGTAATGGGACTCTGCTTGCAACTCTGCAAGGCGTTCTTTTGCTGACTGTGCTTGTAAGCGACTCTGTGCTAATTGTGCTATAAGTTCGTTCATGGTACTTCTCCTTTCACTAACTTGGATACTTCCTTATATATAGTACCACAAGTGCGCTCCCTTGTCAAGCGTGTTACTAAGTATTTATACCTAATTGCCACAATACTGGTGTAATGCTCTTGACAAATACCGATAATCGTGTATAATAAGGATATAAGATTACATACGATTAGTGAAAGGAGAATACTATGGAAGCAAATGAGATAATTGAAATGTACAAAAAGTTAGCAGAAGAAACAAAAGCACCAGTAACAACTTTTGTAGCTGGCATCAAATTCGTGTTTAGCAGCCGTTTCAAGTCAGGCACAAGAAGCATAATAGCACACTATGTTGCCAGCGAAATCAGACACGAAAAGGGCGCAGAAGAGCTCTTGACCACATGCCTAAAAATCCAGAGAGACCGATGAATAAATTCCACAAAGCACGCAACCTAGTGAACATGTCCATGGTCGCACCTGATGCTCGTGACAAAGAGGGTAGAATTCGCACTGCCAATGTGAGCGGATCAAAAGCCAAATCTTATCACGTAATTTTGCGACGGCATAACAGCAGGATAACAGCGGAGTGCAGACTTTCTACAGGAGTTGGCTTTCTTCCATGTCCCTCCAATGAATACTTGTGCTGGCACTCACTAGCTGTTATTATGACTGCCATTGAAGAAACCGGCAAGAAAGTTTCGTTCTGCCACGAGAAAGACAAAGCTGAGAACTTATCTAACCTGGGAGGACAAATTTTTGCAGCAAGTAAATGGAAGTCGGATAAAGTAAACTGGTTGGTAGTGAAATGATACTGTTTGACCTCACCCTGCTCACCATCGCCGTTGTCGCTGCCCTAAAAGGCTCGTGGAATACCGTAGCGTTCTGTGCGGGGTTCTGGGCGACTATGACAATGAGATGCAAAACGTATAGAGAGATAAAGGAGACCTCATGAAAAAAGACTTCATACTTAGAAAAGTGGACGATGAGAACGTTGTAGTCATCTGCAAAGAATACAACACCGCTTGGGCAATGCTATTTGCGGATTTCTTTTACACCTCTGCTGGCAATGAAATATACAGATTTGCTCGTGGCGAGAACGCTGACGGCAAGGAACTGCACGTTACAATCACGATAGAGAGAACCCCATGAACAAATTCTCAAAAGACATGGCTATGAGGCACCTGGAATCGTGGCTGGAATCATTCTTTTACGAGCTTGACGAAAACTATGATTACGCGAAAAGAAAGTGGTACAGTGGTGTATTCTTAGGCTTTGAAAGCATGGCTTGGGCTATAGGAGAGAAACAGATTGAGAAACTAGCCCTGGCGTGCGTGGAACTCGTGCGGAGAACGTACCGATGACAATCTGGCTGACTGCTGACCATCACGCAGGACATCACAATATCATTGAGTATACAAATCGCCCATTTGCTAATGTTGCAGAAATGGATAGCGAGCTTATCAGACGACACAATAAAGTAGTTGCCCAAAATGAAAGCGTATATATGCTAGGAGATGTAACTTTAGCTAACCTTGAGTACACATACAATTTCCTAAATCAACTTAATGGGACATTATACATTGTGCCAGGTGGACATGACTACTGGATAGAGAAGCACAATAGACTTCCATCATCAGTAGAACTAGCATCAAAATTGCAACCCAACAAAGTAGTCATTCTGCCCTCACTATACACACTTAAGCCAGTGTACACTCGATACCCTTCCTGCATCCTCTGCCACTTTGCTTTGCGCACTTGGCACAAATCCCACTATAACAGTTTTCACTTCCACGGACACTCACATGGTCAGCTTCCGACAGCTTATAACTGCCTTGACGTAGGTGTCGATGTGCATAATTTCTATCCTATCAGCCTGGATAAAGCCTCAAAGAAAATCGAGAAGAACAATGAAAACCTTGACAAAAACTAACAACCAAACTACAATACATAAATACCCCCCAAGACAGGAAACTGTCTGCGTGCCGCCTGCTCATTGTAGTGGGCGGTTGCGTGTACTGAATAGCTGGCAGAGAGAAAGGGGCTGCTATAATCAGTCTTGCTACCTTGTCTGTTGTCACGTAATGTACCCCTGACCTGCGAGCCAGACGCGCGCACGACCTTTCATGCACAACTTTGGCCCAACGAGAGCCTGCAAAACCGCGTCAGCTACATCAGTGGAACGTTTCAAGCGCTTGCGAATATCTTTCTTGCTCTCGACCTTGATAACCGCGTTACTCAGCACATCAAATTTGGGCGTAGTTAGTTCCCTCAATAATCTAGTATCTCGCGGTATCATTACTTCTGTACCACCATTGGGATCAAACATCTCCCGACCAAGCCACCACATCGCGGCACGTTTATTTTGGAACTTGAACTCCTTGGTTTTGTCTTTGAGCGCAGTCTTTTCGGCAGCGTTGAAAGGAAGTGCTTTATCAGTATACCCTTGCTCTCTTAGTCTATCCAATACCCCTACGCCAATTCCAATTACGTCTATAAAAGTGGGGGCGTGAAATGCGTCAATTATGCCTTTCAACCTTCCGGCAATTTCCATTGTTGCTGTCCCACTTCCCCCAGCTCCAAAAGACCTCGTTTCAAAAACCCTTGTATCGTCGTGACAAATTGCAATAACAGTATTGTCGCCACCCTCGCCGCCTAAGCCAATGTCGCACCCTACAGAAGTAACAGTTCCTCTGGGCGCACCATCGGCAATATCTCTTTGCCATTCATCCCACCTTGTCATGGCTTGCTCAACCCACTCCATCGGGATCAGAGTGTTAACATCAGCCTCTTTGAACTCTCCGAGAACATGGTTGTGATATTGCTGACTGTCCTCTCCCCACTGCTTGCGTCTTTGTTCAGCCCACTCTTCAGTCATTCGACCTGATTTGATAGCATCCTCACGCGTGATGTGAATTGTATGCCAGTCTTCGTATCCCAGTCTTCCCCGATGAATGTCAAAGAACCTTCCTGCTGGCTCTCCTGGCGTGCTGATTGCTAAGACTTTTGCAAATTGTTCGCCGCCACGACCTGACCCTGCAAAAGTCCCCTCAAATGAATCCCACACTTCAGTCGGGATGATTTTAGCTTCGTCAAAGACAAAAAACAGGTTATCACTATGCGCCCCCTCAAGTTTGGCAGGATCATCTGAACTAACCGCTAATGCCATTCCAGTACTCAATCGCAAACGCAACTTCTGCAATTCGTAACGATTGTCAAATGGCTCACGTCCAATTATGTCCCACCTTAACAAACGTGACCATTTGTGCAATTCCGGCCAGAGGTAATCCTCAAGCTGCGACCACGTAGACGCTGTGGTTAATGCTTTCCAGTCATTACCATCATTGGTAAGCGCAAAAGCCAAGACACACCACGCTGCGAGTGCGGTCTTGCCTAAAGTTCTTGGCCCACGTATAGCTTGGCGCTTATGGTCTGTCCAGTTCCCTAATATGTCTTCCTGATAAAAAGCTGGCCCATCGCCACCCGCTCTTTCCCAATCTATGCAATCATGGACAAAAGCGACCCAATCATCTCGGTATGTGTTTTGGAACTGGCTATACTTGGCTCGTTCAATTTGGGCAACACCGCCAACCTTCTCAACTAGCTCTTTAGCTTTGCTTTCCTGAAGGGAGTGCCACTCCTGCTCGCTTAAAAAGTCCTTCAACGTCTTCTTCATTGAACTCTCCTTCTATCATCTCTTGCCCCTCGCGGTCACCCAGTGTCCCATCTCTAATAAGTTCAACAATTTTGCTACGGTAGTCGTCCACCTCAATGCGTGTTTTCCTGCCGAACTCACCGGGGTATTGTCGTTCTAGTAACCAGGCGTTTGCTTGCCACTGTTTTAGTCCAGCGTTCCTGATTTGTTCTAGCAGTAGCAGTTTGCGTAGAGGGCGTGCACGCTCACTTTTGAGGAACAGGTCAAGGTACACTTTCTCATTTTCTAATACCTCTGCCATTTCCCCCGTATCCATCTCAAGTTTTGTTATGCGCTGGAACTCGTTATGCCCCCGCCGTCTCCATGAGCTGAGAGTGCCTGGCGAGATTTCCATTGCTCTAGCAGCATCGGCGTTGCTCAACCCAGCCCCTATAGCTTCGATAATTGCCTTTACCATGTCGGGCGAGCATTTGCCTCGTCTACCGTAGAATGGGTCATATACCATGAGATCAGCAAACTTCTCATAGTAGTACTGTTGGTTTTCGTCACCATCGCTCATTCCATTATCCATGACTTATCCTTGTTATAATCGTCAAAATGTGTTAGTATGATAATTGTAACACGGACGGTAAGAACTAACAAGAATGGAAATCTGAGGAGGAACGATGCGAAAACTAGCTGTATTGGTATCAGACATGCACAGTGGGCATAAGTTAGGGCTTTGTAACCCTGATGCCAAAATACTGAACACTGCCGAGAACCCACCGAAAGAGCAAGGGGTGTGTCTTGTAGAATGGCAGGAGTACCTGTGGGATGTTGTTTACTCACCAGCAATAGAGAAAGTGGTGAAATTGGCAGGGAAAGATGAGATCATTGTGAACATCTTGGGGGATATAGTGCAGGGAAGTAAGTTTCCGAACCACCTTGTTGCGTTTGAGGAGAGCAACCATTGTAAGATTGCATACTATAACCTGCTGCCCTGGTTGAGTATTCCTAATGTACACACGATGCGCCTGACAACGGGAACGCCCACCCATGAGGGGGAGAACTTGAGTGCCGCGGTAACAGTTGCAGATGTGATACGCAATGAACGTGAGATTGACATAAAGGTAGCCCATCACTTTGAGTTGAACATTGACAACTTTTTGCTTGATATTGCACATCACGGGGCGCACCCTGGTATTCGGCTACATACAAGAGGCAATATGTTGAGATATGAGATGGGGTCGGCGATTAGCGAGTATATTGAGAATGGCGAAGTGCCGCCTGATTGTGTTGCGCGGGGTCATTTCCATATGCCCGTTGAGGAAACTATTACGCGGTTTCGCAACGACGAGATGAAGAAGTTTACCTATCTGTTGGTTCCATCGTTGACAGGGATGGTTCCCCATGCACGCAAAGTGACGAAATCAATTTCTAAGGTGACTAATGGTATTTGTGCGTTAGAGATCATTGATGGGAAGTTGGTCAATGTACATTGGTTCACGAAAACTATTGATACGCGGTACAAGGAGAAGGTATGACCTGCATTGTTGGAATTCAAAATGACAAAGGTTGTTGGATCGGAACAGATTCGTTTTCTGGAAGTGCTGATAGCAAAGGAATAATGAAAGAAGGGAAATTTGTTAGATGTGGAAAGTTTACAATCGGATATACCACATCTTTCAGGATGGCGCAAATCATTGATAACTTGAACAAGAAACCAAAAACAATATATGAATTTTGTGAAGTTATACGTGACGCTCTCAAAGAAAAGGGATTTTCTGAAATAGATAACAATAAAGAGATTGGTGGCACAATGATTGTTAGTGACGGTATAGAAATGTGGCACGTTGGAAGTGATTTTGCGTATACACAGGACAGTCGCAACTTATACGCTATTGGTTCTGGCTACGCCTATGCTCTTGGGGCTATGTTTGTTACTCGCAATGAATATCCTAAACAGAGTGAAGATTGGATGTTGAGAGCAGGTCTTCAAGTTGCATCAGAGTGTATTCCAACAGTTATTTCCCCGTTTCATATCAGGAAAATTGAGGAGAAGGTGTAATGGAAACAGACAAGCTGCTTGACCTGCTCAAGTACCAAGTGCCACCAACGCGCCCGCCCGGTATTGGCGTAACGGCAATTGAGTTCGCGGAAGTGCAGGGATGCGTTCCTAACACTGCCCGCCGCTTACTTATGAAAACCGATCTTGTTGGCGTAACGATGTTAGTTGACACGAAACATACCAAAGTATTCTTGCCAGCAGAAGATGTAGAGGCTAATGAACATTACAAAGCGTGGATATAAGGTTTACCCTTGACATTAGGTTTAGTTTGTGCTAATATATAGATGTAAATGACTTTTATCAATTATTGAATTCAAAAAGGAGAAAGTATAATGGCAGATTTTTTAGATAACTGGACGGAGTGGGCAGATCAAGATGCAAGTGCAGCAGACAAGCGTGGAGTAAAGGTCAATTTTGGACAACTCACTATCAAGCCTTTTCGCTTTACCCACTGGCAAGATGACGGGAGTGGCAATCGAACACCTATTGAGGTTAAGCCAGAACAGTATGGCAACCTTCCTACAGGCAGTCGCAGTATGGACTTAGAATTCAGCATTAACGTGAAGGAATTCAATCCCTCATGGGAAAATCCATATGAGCGCAGGTGCAGGATAGGCAGTAAAGATTGGTATGCCACGATCAGACCAAGTATTGAGGCTATACTTGGCAAAGGCTCAATGGCAGAAGGCAAGTATAGCGGAACACTTGCTGACCTCAACGGGAAGTATGTTGAGACCAATGATGTGCCACAGAAAGAGAAAGACGGCACGGATAGCACTGAGTGGAACATGATAAAGCTAATAACGGTGTTCTCCAGTCGTAGCGAGTGCTTTGCCGCATGGCAGGAGCGTTTTGGTGGCAATGGTGAAGAGGCACCTACCGCTTCTGGTTTGGACATGCCTGATATTTACGATGAGGCTTCATGGCGTGGTGCTCTTGTTGACATCAAGAAGGCACTAAATACTGGACAAACAGTTCAAGAAGTAGCTAAAGATTATAGTGCCAGCAACAGACAAGTCTTGCAAGCGCTTACAGGCGAGATTAAGAAAGAACTTGATGCTGGCGTAACGGGCGTTGCTCTTGCACAACGTTATGATGTTCACGTTTCTGACATCATGGCTATCAAGAGCGCGTAAACTCCTCCCTATAAAGGGCTACCTCAGAGATGGGGTAGCCCAAAGGAATCATTATGATGAATGAAGAAAATGTTAGAATATTATGTGCCCTTTTTGTTTCTATCATTATAGGTCTTGTTATGCTAATAGCAATTACTCTTGTGCAGACCTTTGAAGGTAGTCTAGCAATGTATGTGGCTGGTGTCTTAACATGGCTAACATCATATGGCAGTTTGACATGGTATAAAAACTTTTTACAGAGGAAGCCACATGAGTGAATTCTGGAAGTTTCTGAACAGAGTAATGAACCTGGTTGAGGGAATGATATCTCATCCAATTATGGTTCTGCTTCTCGTAGGGCCGACATGCTGGGTGACGCTTTGGATTGCGGTACAGGTGGCAAGCAAATGATAAACGAAAAGTTACAAAAGAAGGTTGAATATATTATTGCAGGGATGGAAGACCATTCTTTCATTGAGATTTTGGACGAACTTCTTGATGTCAAAGATGACGATGGCAAGCGAATTTTCTCAGTTGAGATTCGCACATTTTACAACACTGGAACTAGAAATCGTTATATTGCAAAAGTTCGCAGACTTTATCCGTGTAATTGCGCAATAGAGACAGAATATCGCGGCACAGACTTGCCATTTGCTCTTTGGAGGGCTGTGACTGCAAATATTAACTTAATGGCCGCACAGAAGAATCATTTGAAGGAAAAGAAGTGATATTCCTAGACGCATCTGAGACACGTACCAATACCACCATGCCCGACATTGAGGGTGTTGTCTCTATTCCCGACCTTGAAGCTCTTACAGGTGCAGACATGATGCTATCGTTGATGAAAGCACCTGCAATTACAGAGGTGCTGATAAAACGACACGTTGCGAACGGTGCAATATTAGTACAACGTAAGCACGGACGAGACCTATCCTCAAGTGTCGGCGAGCGCATGAACAAAAGCCTTGCAAAGATGATTGAGGTTGGAACTAGATGTCCCTATCAGCGTGTCCTATTACATGTCGGTATAATGACTTGTAGTTCGGGCGATAAAGCGGTTATCAATAAGCAGCAGTCTCGCAAGCAATGGGTCTCGGTTCAAAGTGCAATTTCTAAGTGGCGTGGGCGCGGGGGAACATTCGAGTACATATCTCGTGCAACGTTATTGGAAAGATGGTGCAATATACAGCTACGTCAAATGCAAGAGTTCAAAGACAAACCGGTCAAGAAGTTCATGGCTGCTAAACCACTTGTGCAAGAGTTGGATGACTTCTTACAAGTGTTAGTGCCGGTGAACGATGGGCGAGTGCTACTTGCTTGTCTGCCTGGTATTGGGGCTAAGATGACATCTGTGTTACACAATGAGTTTGAACACGTGTACGAGGCTCTGTGCTGGTTGACTGAGCCGACTAATGCAACCACTGGTAAGCGGATCAAGGGTGTGGGCGTAAAGACTATTGAGAATGTGCGTGGGTATCTTGAGCTGGATGATCCATTCCGGTTGAGTGTTGAGCCATCGCCGTTCTTGCTGGAACAATGGGAGAATAGAAATGAGTAAAAGAGTAGAACTTGATAATGGGAAAATAGCATTACAACAAACAGGAACAAATAACGTTGATCTTGATGAGTATTTATATTATAAAATCAGATTACCACAGCTTCCTATTCGCGAAGAAGCCATGAACAAAATAGACTTTGAGCAACTAGACAAGACAATAATGACAGATGATTTCTTCGTGGACGGCATAGAAGTACATGAACTCAAGGACTATAAGGCTTATTTCAATCCAATTCCTGAAGAAATAGAGCCGAGTAAGTTCAAAATAGAAATAGTTGACTTGGGATCAGACTCAAGTTGCTCTTCCATGAGCAGGATATTACGAAGCAATCTTTCTGTTGCTGATAAAGTTTGGTTAAATCTTGATTTTGAAGGTGCTATACGGTTTGCGCTGGAGAGACAATTGCGAAAATGGATAACGAAACATAGTGTCACTGATTTCTGGTGGTGTACACTTCCCGCACCCATTATCAATAAACCAACTTGTGGTTGTAGTGCTGAGTGTATTATGCAAAAAATCATTAGGGTAAAAGAAACAAATACTTTCTTTACCTTTGCTCTGTATGGTAGTCATACTAGAAAAGAAAGAACATTAGTTAACTTTTGTTTCCAATTAGATATGCGTGTGTGTTTAGCAATCTATAAACAGGGAACAAAAACGCTTTATCAGGGAGACAAACTGTTTAAAAAGCGAACTGAATGTATTTGTTGCAAGTCTAAAAATATTACAGAAGTCCATCGTCATCAGTGCATTGAATGTAAGGCAGAGTGGCTATGAACTGGATAACCCAAAGCGGTAGTGCAATTAAGATAACCGATATTTCAGATGGGGAACTGAGTGCAATTATACTTCTATTAGAAAACAAGATGAACAGGTTGCAGACTGCGATGAACCCAGATGTGTATGCTATCTCGAAGGGATGCAATGGACACCTGGTTTTGTGTGACTTGCGTTCTCGGAATGTCAGTATGGTCAGCAAGGTTGTGGAACGACACAATGGTTGGTTGCGGACTATGTTACAAGAGAAGCAGAGGAGAGACGCATGAAGGTACGCACATTCATCAAGTTGCTGAAAGAGAACTTTCATGCACGTCTGCAACAGAAAACAGGCTGGGGCAAGAACGAAGTCTGGGAAGAATTCCTAGCTGCAATTGCAGTAGCGTTGGTGGACATGATAGATAGCGGTGAGGAAGATGCTGATTGACGATGAAACAAGACAAGCCATTCTGGATAATGATGAGACAGATCGACAGATGCTTGGGAATTTTATAGAAGGTCTGTGCAACATGAAAACCATGGCTATTATACTAGGAAGAGCGGTACAAATATTGTCAATGCGTATGCTTATCATAGACCCTGAATTTGCTACTGCAATAACAGCAGAAGTGAATAAGGCTTTCAAAGAATATGGAATAACGGAAGGAGAAAGAGGATGAATACTATATTGCCACCCGAATTTACTGGAGTAATGTTTATATCTGGTTACAGCGGAAGTGGAAAGTCGTTTCTGGCATCTCAAGCTGACCTACCTGACAACATAATCTACCTTGATTTCGAAGATAAAGGCAAGGGCATTGATACACAACTGCGCTTTGGTTCTTACAAAGCGTTGGTTCAGGATGCTGATGGTGATCCACAGACATTGCATAACCTATTTATCAATACCATTGAGGGGATACCACAGGACAGGTATACAGTTATGGTATTGGACAATTCAGCCCCGCTAGAGATTGCTATGCGCGTAGAAGGGGGGCGTGATGCAGATTTCTATGCTAAACGTTATGGGCTGAACGCTAAGAATATCAAGACAGGTGCTTTTGGTGGAGCGAAGGCAGTAGTCAATCCTATGATTGATGAACTATGTAGTCGCATATATGCCAGAGGGGTAAATCTCATTGTAGTTATTACTCATATCTCGGCTAAATGGGGTGTTGGCGGCAAGATACCTAACAAATACAACCCCAAAGGAGCTGCGCGGTGGGGCAATCTGAGTATTTGTACACTACTGCTTATCCCCGGTGACAAACCGCCTGTGCCTGATGCAATTGTCTGGAAAGAACAATTAGGTACTATCTCAATTAGCGATAATCTGTCACCAGAGCAGTTAAGTTCCATGATGCGTGGCGAGAGTGGGCACACAGTTAGCCGACGGTTGCCAGCACGTATCCCGCAATGCACAATGCAGAAGATACGCTGGTATCTCACTCATCCTGTAGATTGGGACAATCCTAACGACGATGAGAAAATGCGTGAAGAAGAGATGGCTCCGTTCGATGATAAGCTGAGCAAGGAACAGTTGGGATATATTCTGATGGCAGCTAAGATAGAGGAACAGAAGAAACGAGAAGAGGAAGAGCTGTTGAATATGCTAGAACAGAATGACCAATTGGAAAAAGCCAATGGGTTGGTGAAACATCTGGAAGACTACGATGGCATATTAGCTCCTGTGCCGGTGAAGAAGTTTCTGGCAAGTAAGGGGGCTGAAGTTGAGTTGCCAGTTGCAGTGAAGGTTATTAGACAATGGAAGGAGCAAAATTGATGGAACCGTTAAGCACACGAATGGAAGTACGCATCAAAAGAGTTATTGATCTCACCTACGATGCTGGTTATTATTCTGGCAGAGGATATGAGCTTTCTGATGATCTTAAAAAGAGAGCAATATCGGCAGACACTATCAAGGATCGCAACCTCGCAATCTCAATCCTGAAAGATGCGATTAGAGAACTTGAGAGTAGCAGTACGACTAATGTCAACATTAAAGCTGATGATGTTTCAGGAACTGTCATCGGTGTAAAGATATAAAAGGAGAGTAACATGGAAAAAGATAGTGGATTCTTGGAAGTAACAGCAATTAGAGAGTACACCCCTGAAGGAGAACCTGTCCACAAAGGACGCGTGAATGAAGAGACTGGCGAAGAGGCAGAGATGTATGCCAGTGGTAAGCGACTGATGCTCATTGATATAGTTTTCATTCAGGAAATAAAGAAGAGTGATGAAGATTTCACTCGTATTGAAATGAAAAGTGGTGTAACGTTTCACGTTGAGGAACGCTACGAGAAATTGAAAGAGGTGATAGCATGAAAGTTGGAATTGATTTAGGATATAATGCAGTAAAGGTGGTGTCTGACAGCGGGAATAAGACCTTCCCGTCTATGGTTGGCACCCCTGAACAGTCATCTTACGGCATGGGTGGGCGGACTACGTTCACTATCACCCATGAGGATAAGATGTATAACGTTGGCGAGGCTGCCATTGAGCAGTCCCGCTTTGCCGGACGACAGGAAGACCGTGAGTGGATAAACAGTACAGAGTACATGATATTGTTCCTTGCTGCACTATCTACACAGAGGACTTCTGGGTCTGTGGATATGAGTATCGTAACCGGGTTGCCGTTGGCGTACTTCGAAGCTGACCGTGAGAGTGTACAGGAACGCTTTGAGAAGGTTCATCACGTGTACCGCGATGACCGCAAGGTGCTGACTGTCAATGTGAGACACTGTTGGGTAGCCCCTCAGCCGATGGGCACGTTGGCATCTATGGCGTTCACAAAGAAAGGTGATATTGCCAATGCTGATATTGCGCGTGGACGCGTGGGTATCATTGACATTGGCGGACATACTACCAATATCTTGCACTCACTGAAGATGGAGGATATTAGAGCTGAAACAGAGTCCATAGTCATGGGTGGCTGGCATATTGCAAGGGCGATGCAACCCGTAATTGAGGAACGTTGCCCTGGTGTAGATTGGAAATCCCACGAGATCGAACAAGCTATCAAGAACAAGTCCATCAATTACCGTGGCGATACTATCGATTTGTCTGATGACGTGAATACAGTCCTGAACCAGTTTGCTAACCCGATATTGGCGAAGGTGCGGGAACTATGGCCTGGTGATGGTGCGAGGTTGGACTGTATTTTGATTACAGGTGGTGGGGCGCATCTAATTGGCAATCGTATCAAGAGTGACCTGAAACACAGCAAGGTCAGCATCATCGACGACCCAGTGTTTGCGAATGCGATTGGGTATCATAGATTGGTATCTGTCGGAGAGAAGAAGTAGTGCCCGACACCGCCTACAAGCTCACCTGCAACACGGTACGAGACCTAGATGTCATCACATACCTTGATAAGTTCACAGTTTCAGAACGCAACACGACAATCAAGTTGGCGTTGAGACAGCACATGGTGAGCCAAAAAAGTATGCTAGAGACAGTTGAGGAACTCGTTGTGCAGATATTGCGCGAAATAACAGACTTGCGGAAGTCGGGGGTTGCGGTAGCTCACGGTGGCAACGGAAGCGAACAAGACACATTGACAGATGCTGAGAGAGAAGAGATTATTGGTAATGTAAGGAGAATTATTGATTTTGGAGATTAGGATATGGAAAAAATAGATTTCAAAGGATTAGTAGAGCAGATATTGTTGGATTTCTGGGGTGTAAGAGAACAATACCGCGATGAGTGGGGCAGGCAGCAGCGCAGCTTTACAATTGGCAAGCATAATGATATAGCGTGGCGAGACTTTGTAACCACGATTTCGGGTACTGAGATACGCCCTGGTAATGGTATCAACAGCGTAATGGTCGAGTTTGCTATGGCGTTGACCATGGCACTCGTTACTGGGTTCAAGATCGAAGAGTTAGCAGTGGCCATAAAGGAAATGATGCCGAGTGACTTTGCACAGGATAAAGTAAAGAAGCAGTTGGCTCAGTTATTGGAGTTGCTGTAGTGTATTGCCCTTGACTAGCGTTTCCGAAAGTGGTGTATATATGTATAGACCGAAAAGGAGAAAACCATGAGTAAATCAAGCAGTAGCAGTAGTGGCGGTATCGGGTTTGTTGGTTTGTTAACTATAGTCTTTATTGTCCTGAAACTAACGGGTGTCATTGACTGGCATTGGGCATGGGTAGTGTCACCAATATTGATTTCATTAACTTGTGTTCTTCCCATAGTGGGCTTGTTCATTATAGTTATGGCACTCATAAAGGACTAACATGTGGAACAAACCCCCTGTGAAATTACCACCGCTAGGTAAAAAGTTAGAAGTCCTTGATGATGGCGTGCTGAAACGTGCCACATGGACTAGCAGAGGGTTCATGCTGTGGGGGTTCATGGTCTATTTGAGACATGTTAGTGCATGGAGAGAAACATGATACCACCGCAATCAGCAGAAGTAGTAATGCCTATCTACAGAATTACATTCTCGCTGACTATAGGATTGTTGGGAGGAGCTGCATTTCTGCTTGCAGCATGGCTACACGAGAGAACAAAATGAAAACTAAAGAAGTCCTCTACAAAGGCAAGTCGTTTGAAGTAGTCGATATAACATCGGTTGCTACCCTGTATGTGCATGGAGAACGTGTCAATGACGCTGATGTCACAACCTGTCTACTGAAACTCTTCAAAGAGAACATGTACATTATGCCAAGAGCGGATGACAAGTATGAGTTCTGTATAAACGTGGTGGGGTCTTGGAGGATTAATGAGAGAACTGATTAGTAATATCAAGAACGTGTTCTACTGGCTACCGATTTTGTGGAAAGACCGTTGGTTTAGTTGGGAGTATTTGTTAGATATCATCGTTCACAAACTCAACAGTATGGAAGCACGTTTCAGAACTGACAGTATCAAGTACTATGATTATCAAATTGCCGATGAGATTGCACAGGTCGCACGTATACTAAACGATGTCCGCAAAGATGTGTACTTCAACGTGACATGGAGAAGGGCAATAGAACTGTACGGTCAAGGGAAGATCGTATGCCTTGAGATGCGCGATGATGAATGTCCAGATGATTGTTCTGAACAGTGCTATGCCAATACTGTATATCCTGATAAACCAGAGGGTATGACAGATGAAGAGGCTCTCAGTGGTTGCTGTAAACTCTACAGAGAGGGCGATGAGAGACGCTGGTCAGACCTGCGCAAGGCAATGCGGTTGATGGGGGAAAACGCCCCTGAATGGTGGGATTGACATGGACAAACTAATTGAAGACCTCAAAGCACTAGAACTGTACGATAGAAGCATCGTTGTAGTCAAGACACCCTACCCGCAAAGTATAGAGTTGGGTGGGCTTGCAGAGGCACTGAAGACCGCGTTTCCTGGCGTGAAGTTCTGTTTGGTTTCTATTGGTCTTGATGAGGACATATTTACAGTTGACTTGGGTGAGGCTTGACCCTGTAACATAAAGTTGGTACAATTTATATATTCTAAACCTCGGAGGTAACAATGGAAAATCTTTTATTGTCAGTAAGTGGAATGAACGAATATGTAGTTTTGGGGATCGCAGCCTTTGTCGTATTCCTTGTTGTAAGGACACTCAATTTTTTTGGGTATCTCAGCACAGGAACAATGAAGCGCATTGGAGTACTCGTTGGTAGTGCAGTAACGTCTAACATGCTGTGCGAGGCTGAGAAGGTCTTGAGCGCGGTTGTTATCGGGTTGCTGTCAGTTGGCTTCAATGAGCTGGTGACATTTATCGGGAAGGTCAAGATAAGTAAAAAAGCGTAAGAGTCGGCAGCAAGCTATTGGGTTTGCGGGTGTCCCTCAACACCCGCATTTTGGCAAGAAGTTTAGGTAAGGAGAAGGCATGAAAGTCATCAAAGTCAACAATCTGCGTGAGATCAAGGGGAAAAGATTGCACGTTGTTACTTGCGATGATGTCAAGCGTGCAGTACGCAGGTTTGAGCATGTGTATGGAAAGAAGCCGAAGGTGGTGTACGATACCCCTAATGGGTTCTGTATGGTGGTGGAGTAGATGAAAATAAACAAATGTGACTTTTGTGAGAGACCTACCATGATTCATTTTGTGCCCGTAATTGACGGCAAAGATAAAATTATGTGTATGGACTGTACTATCAATACACTGAATGAGTTGCTGAAAGAAGCTGAGAGACTGAAAGAACAATGTCGCTGGATACCTGTTAGCGAAAGAGTGCCTAAAAGTAGCACGACAATGGTTGCTCTTATAAATATTTATGAGTGTGATTGGAATACAATTGGCTGGCTTGATGAGGAAGAGGATGAAGGGTGGGCGACAGACGGTGGATTTGTTCCATTAGGCCATTTTACCCATTGGCAACCCCTACCACCGCCCCCGGAGGATGAGTAATGGGCAAGTTTGGTAAAGGCACACCAGAACAATTGTTATGGAAAGCAGTAAAGCAAGTCCAATATGGATATTACTGTGATAATTACTCACCAAACTATTCATGGGGAAGAGTAGTGCGAGCACTGTTGGCAATTATAGCACGCATTCATAGTGAGCATATAGATGATTGACATTCTCCTCTGTGCCCCGACCTATCGTTCTAGTACCGCTGCAATACGGATGATAGAGTCACTGCATCACATTGATGCTAACGTGCTGTGCTTCATAACGGGGTCGAGAGAGGATGAGGAATTGTTGGTCATTGCTGACTACCTGGTTGGCAAAGATTTTCCTGTCATTCTAGCGTGCGCGGAGCGCAATTGTGCTGCCTTCAACCAGGCATGGGGGTTCGTGTGGGCAGTGAACAACGGATTACATGCCAAGTACGTATGCTGGATAGATGATGATGTAGAATTTGTGCACAATGATGTTGCCATAATGCAGGCAATTGAGGGTGCTGAACCGTTTTCGTTGTTGTCTCTAGCATTACCTTGTGAGCCGCGGGAAAAAAACAATCCAATTGGCGCTGGGTGGTTGGATGCGTGTGGTATCGTTGCAAAGTTCGAGGATTGTGTGAAATATGGTGTGAGGGATTCACAACCTGAAGCACCATGGATATTCTACACTGAAGTAGAGTACATGCACCGTATGTGTTACTTTACAAACAGACCTACAGCTTCAAGTGTGGGTTGTTATTACTTGCATTATCAGCGCACCGATGCAGACCTCATTGAGAAGCGGGCTGAGACTGAGGCGGAGGCTTTCCACTATGCTGGTCGTTTCTGGAAGGACAAGTTTGACATTGATGTTCACATAGACCCGATTGGAGACCCTGATGTTTGGGGTGAGTTGTGGGCATTGTGTAATACTGGGTATAACTATAACTTTGAGAAACATCTGATATTTGATGGGCGGTGGGTTGATTGGGAAGACATTTATAACAGTTATAATGTAGAGATATTAAGAGGAGTACAACAAGATGAGTGAAAAAGTAAAATGTGTATCGGTTTATCTTGATGGTTGTTACGGATATACTGTGCCAGCAAATCCAAAGGATATAGCCTGTATGCTTGATGGCGAATTGGACGGCATAGACCTTGGTGATGATGTGGTCATAGAGCTAAAAGTTGTTGGATTTACACAAGATGAAATAGATAACTTTGGCGAATTCGCAGGCTGGTGAACAAGGGATTGGGCAGAGATATATGGTGGTGGATGATTGAATATATGTCCTGCACAAACTGCAACAAGAATACGATGAAAGTTACTATAACAACTGGAACAAAAGTGTTAGATTGTGGCACACTAAACAAAATAACTATCTGTAAATTCTCTTGTGAAGAATGTGGATGTTTACACGGAACGACATCAGTAAGTATCCCAAACTCAATTCCAGAAGCAGATATAGTTTTTGACAACTACATTTGCCACGAGAATATTGAGATGTTGAGTGATTGAGCTTGAGAACGGTTTCCAGTTGCACTTGGGGGACTGCCTTGAGGTGATAAAGAACTTGCCTAACGAGAGTGTTGATTTAATTGTAACTGATCCTCCATATGGAGATAGTAACAGGAGTGTAAAATGGCACAACCAAAGAGAATTATTATAGAGTACGATAATGGGTGTGCGGATGTAATCGACCTTTTTGAGGGCTGCTATAGTATGGACTGGGGGTATGGAGAGATTGGAGGGTATCGGAACGTTGAAGGCATAATGAGGTTTGTCATAAGAGGCACTGGCAGATTTCTTCGCAAACAAAAAGGTGACAAGTATTCTTGTAATCGGAAGGAAGAAACTATGAACGAAAAATTAAACTTGAACAATTATTCAGAACTGTTTTTCAAAGTTCCAGTTGATAGCAAGATGACTTATGACGAAGCCAAACGACTTGTTGGCTGTATTTTGTACATAGAGGGAGGCGACGCGCTTGAGGTCACTTCTATTAGCGATGATGACGATTTCGTTTATATAAATGTGGAGAAAATAGATGAAGATAACTGACATCAAGGTCGTTGACATTGATATTCCGTTCTTGAGGTGGGTTGGGATACTTATAAAAGTGACACTTGCTTCATTAGTAGTGTCAGTCATTGTGTTTGGTGTGCTGACAGTGCTGTTAGTTGCTGGCACGGTGTTTCTTGCGATGCTGGTATGACTAGACTTCAGTAAAGTCCTTGACAAGAACACAGATTAATGGTATACTGTGTATAGAAATATCCAACTAGTGAAAGGAGAAAGTTGTGAAAATTAGCAATAAATCACAGACCATACTCAAAGAAACGTTTGCTCAATACAAAGATGCAGACCCAGTAGATTTCGGCATAAGCAAAACCCTATATGACCGTGCGGTGTTCCACATCTACCCTGTTGGAGATACCCTAAACGATGAGAACGAGGAATCAGCGGGCTACACAACCTGTCTGCTGTTCGACCTCCATATTTATGACACTAAGAACATGCAAAAATACATACTATCCAACAGAGACGGTATAGACTTCATCGGTTTCGAGAACGTAAAAGTCCACGTATTCAAAGACCAAAGCACGATGATTGCGGTGGACGTAGAGGAAATACAAATATGTAATCTCAAGCTAGTAACGGTAACTCACACATGAGTGCAATAATTATAAAACGGACAACAATATGATTGAACTTAAAAATGGCTTCCATTTGCATCACGGGAATTGTCTTGAAACGACAACACGAATGCCAAATAAAAGCATTGATCTGATAATAACTGATCCTCCCTATGGAGACAGCTACAAAAGTTGTTATCAGAATTATGACAATAGGGGAACAATACCCGTGAGAATTGAGCGTGAAGATTATTTTCAAGAAATAGAAGGTGACGAAGAGGTTCCTACCGAGTATTTAATTGAATGTTATAGATTACTAAAAGATGCTTCTGCCATCTACATTTTTTGCAAATGGAACAAATGGCATATTCTTTTCCCCGCTGTAGAACAAGCAGGTTTCAAGATAAAGAATATGATTGTGATGAACAAAAACAATCATGGAATGGGGGATTTGAAGGGTAGCTATGCCCCCAAGCATGAGCTTGTAATGTTTGCTACTAAAGGAAAGCATATTCTAAGGTACAAGATGCGACCTAAAGATGTAATAAGAGCAAAGGTTCTATACAGTGGCTCAAGAAGATTACATCCTAACCAAAAGCCTGTAGAGTGGATAATACCATTTATTTTACATTCATCAGATGAAAGCGACACGATACTAGATTTGTATATGGGTTCTGGGACAACTGGCGAAGCATGTGTCAACACCGCCAGGAATTTCGTGGGTATTGAGAAAGAGAAGAAATACTTTGATATAGCGGTAAAGCGCATCCGAAAAGCGCAAATGCAACCGTTGCTATTCCAACCTTAACAACTCCAACTCCTCTGGAATATTTAAGATTAGAAGTGCATTTTCACCCTGTGCAGATGGGCAAGAATGGGGTAGAATACGTGTACTATGAAAAGCAGTAAGGCAATGTCGATAACTATTGAAAGTTCCCCGTGTCCGTGGTCTGGCAAGGTCGCCCCTTACCTTACTGCTTTGGCCTTCTGACCACGAACAAGGGGAATTTGCTTATTGATTTTAGTCCCAACAGGAAGGAGATAGGGAGTATTTTTTATGGAAATGGTAAAAGAAGAGTTCAATTTGGTGGAGTTGCTGGAGGGCAGCTACGGTGACTATCGGGAGGCGGAGCCAGAACCAGACAACTGGTTTGACTTATTGGATGACCGCGTCTTTGAGGTTACCAGTGATATGGAAGACGCTCTCAGAGACATGGACAGACGGAAAGAGCTGGATGAACGGCGTTTATCTCGTATAGCTGACTGTGGGAACTGGGCTTATTGGTTTGATCCGCACGCCGGGTCAATGAAAACGTATAAGTTTCGTTGTGACCTGTTCCGTGAGTGTCCAAAGTGCTTGGAGCAGAGAGCTAAGGCTGAATTCAAGCAGTGGCGAAAGGTAATGTACGAGCCAGTTGCCCACTTCACAATGGATAGTGGTGAAACGGATAGTTGGCTACGTAAAGCTGGCGCAAAGAAGAGTGATTATGTCAGATACCCACAGAAAGACGGGACTGATGTGTTACTCGTGCAAAGAGATTTAATTCCTGACGCATCACTCGTCGGCCCTGAATGGTATCACCAACAGGATTGGACAAAGATTATGGACACGCCTGAAGGTCGTAACCGTTCTGGAACGCTGCACGCTGGCCCACCCCCAAGTGGTAAGGAAGAGTACACGGTTATCACGACCATGCAATTCCTCACAACCGCTGATTGGGTAGTGACAGCAGAAGCTATGCGACAGGTCATTGAGGACACAGGACATTATCGCCCTACAGAACCTCAACATGTTGTATCTTGTCTCACAGATCGCACGAACAAGACTGTTGCGAAGCTTTTAGCTGCTGGCTATGAGATCACGATCTACAAGAAGAAGTTCAAGCTGATACACAGTAAGATTTCGTGGGATAATATAGATATACATACGGAAAATCTTACCAAAGTTCCGCTTCATGTATTGCACAAAAGACGGCAAAAACGGCTCGTCGCAGGTCTAATCTAGCAAATTAGCCTACTTAGTCCATAAGTAGCGATAGTTGAAGGTCAACCGATGGTGGAAAGTAACAGGGAGATAGGTAAACTGACTTGCATATTTTGTCAAGATATGGTATTATAGTGTAATGATTGAATTAGATAGTGGTTTCCAATTGCATTTGGGAGATTGTTTACAAATTATGAAGGGTATGCCTGGTGGTTCTGTGGATGCGGTGGTTACCGACCCGCCGTATGGAATAGGACGAGTATGGAAAGGCGGTGCTTCATGTGGTTGGGCATCCGCACAGAAACAGACATCCAAAAGGAACGAATGGGATGATAAACCACCCTCAAAAGAAGTATTTGATACTATTCTGTCCACTGGCAACACGGTGATTATATGGGGCGGGAATTACTTTGAATTGCCTACATCTCGCGGGTGGCTTGTATGGGTAAAGCCAGAGAGGGGCTTCACATTATCCGAGGCTGAGTTAGCATGGACTAATATGGATATGCCAATGAGAGTATTTGAGCATCGGCGCTCTGATAGAGGGCGTGTCCATCCTACACAGAAACCGCTTGGTTTAATGAAGTGGTGTATAACAAAATACACAAAAGAGAGCGACACCGTCCTCGATCCCTTTATGGGCAGTGGAACAACGGGAGTAGCCTGTCACTTGACGGGACGTAACTTTATCGGCATTGAAATTGATCCTGATTACTTTGCCATAGCAGAGAAACGCATTCGAGAAGTGCAGATGCAACCGTTATTATTTTGAAAGGAGAAGTTATGAACGTTATGAACGGAGGATACCCAATGCCAGATGAATTTGACCCCGATAACCTAGATACTGATAGACAGTTGACAGAGGTACTGGAAGAACAGAACAAAGAATTGAAAGCCGAGGTTGAGAGGCTGAAGAAATTATTGAAAGAAGCAATTTATCGCACCGATGCGCCTGCTGGTGAAGATTGTCTAGGGTGGCAAGGCTAAAGAGTGGCGGAAATGAATCCTATATTTGCCTACATAATTACAGTTGCCGTGTGTAGTATAATATTCACCGTGCTTCTCACCATCTTCATTTATTGCGGCCTTGAAGAAGACTGGGGAGATTGGGATTGAATGGTTGAACTAGAGAACGGATTTCAGTTGTACAGGAGTGTAAGATGAGGATACCGATAAAAGCGTTGAAGGAGATTGCAAAGAAATATAGCCTTTCTCACATTATTTTATTTGCTTATCACCCGAATAGTAAAGAACACCATATCGCCTCTTATGGCAAATCACTGGAGGGGTGTTCCCAAGCAGCAGATTTTAGCAATACGTTAAGGGAAGCGCTAGGATGGCCTGAAGCATTACTTGTACAACCATCACGAGTAAAGAAATTGCAAGTCGAGGTTGAGGGGTTGAAGGAATTATTAAAACAAGTTGCTCAGCATGTTAGTACTGATAATATTGGAGCCGGGTCAGCTTTAGTTTGTGACACTCTTCAAAAATTGATGAGAGACAATTATTTTTATGAACAAAAATAGCTTCTGATACCCGGAAGGAAGTGAGTGGCTTGCTTGACACAACTGTCAAGATGTGGTATTATAGTGTAGCATATGATATAAAGCGGTAACCACACCGTCAAGTGGGTGGAAAGCCCACACCTCCCCCTTACCCTGTTGGGAATTGGATGGCAGTTATAGTAGCTTACTGAGTGCGAACCTCAACCATCCAACTACAAGGACACCGTTGAACGAAGGAGAAACCATGATTGACTTGCAATATGTACACAAATGTCCACGATGTAATAATCTTTACTCTGATGAACGATTGTGGGAGCTTATTACAAATATGAAAACACCCGATGCTCTCATAAAAGAGTATAAGATTGACGCATGTCCTGTATGTGTTGTAACAAAAGGCATTATAAAGGTAGTGAAATCATTTCAGGAATGAAGGAGAAGATAATGGGAACAATGACTTTATTTATATGTGATTTGTGTGGCAAAAAGTGCGAGGGCAAACTTTCGGAATACCCACTTAAAGATGACTTCTGCTACATTGACTTTCGTTCACTTGGCGAAAAACGTAGAGTAGAAAATATTCTTGCGTGTGACAGATGTATGAATGAATTTGATAAGCTGTTAGCTACACTAAGGACATAACCATGATAACATTCCGAACGGGAGACGTAGTTGAGATCAACAATGTGCCAGGCAAAGTTGTACGCACAAAGAGTAGGCAGCTCATTGTAGAGCCGTTACCGAAGTACACCTATGCCAATGGGGTCATGCAGTTTGACGAGGAGGACATAGAGCAAGCAGGGAAGTTCTTGGAAATCACATTCATGCGCTTGCACACCGAAATAACGAACCTGATATCGCTGGTTGAGCTTGCATTGCGAGCTGATGTGCAATATAAACAGCACTACATATATCTGTTAGCGCAAGCAATTGGGGTTGAGATGGGCGGTATTGATAGAGGTGAGATACCGCACTATGAGGAGGAAGAAGACAATGGCGAGGACAGTTAGTTCTATGAGATGTTTGACGCTCATGTCAACTTCAGACCGATATTATCCTAAGTTTGCCCAGTTCTCGTTTTACGAAGTGCGTTCTGGGCTACCTAGAGATAACTGGCCTGCTGGGACTATATTTCGGGATGGGCGTGGGCATTTGCGACATGTTCGGAGAGGTAAGAAAGGCGGGTTGATACTGGTGAAGGGGGGCGGGAGGTCGGATGGACATAAGAGGACACTTGATGATGGTGGTCATAGCTTGCTTATTAGTGGGACTGGCGGGATGTGCTGACCCAGTGGTATTTGAAGCAGTTCGAGACACAGTCGGGCTGCAAGAAGCAACATTGGGTATGTGGTCAACTGAGTTGTTTTACGATGGGGCACATTACTTTGGAGTAACCCCGCTCTCTCAACAGACGTATTGGATACGGTCTACAATTGAGGGCGTGATTACAGACTGCGGGGTGAACGGGAATATCTGCAACATTGCCGATGTGCCAATGACCGGTGTTGAATGGCATATGTTGCCGGAAACAGTCAAGGCGGGAATGGTGAATTTTGTTCTGACTGTGATTGACAATGCACAGTACGTGAACGCCTGGTTGATGATTATACCAGTAGGCGAGTTTGATATCTTTGATGTAATAGCACCGAGAGAGAAGACGTGATGGTTATTAATAAGTGAATGATGAGCAAAACAATTACGTGTAAAAAATGCAGATGGATTTTTGATGGTCGATGGTGTCCAAAGTGTGGTTGGGATAGAGCGTCAAAATATGAGGAAGAAAAATAGCTTCTGATACCCGGAAGGAAAGGAGAATGATGATGACTGATATGTATATTGTTGAAATTGATGACAGGAGATATGAGATAGCTCTTGAGGTTGCGGAATTGATAAAAGGTCAAGGGGAAGAGCTCGAGGAGTTGAAGACTGAGAATGAAAGTTATAAACTTCAATGTGATATGCTGCAAAAATTAGTAAGGGCAACTTCAAAGGAATTGAAGGAAAGCGAGGACTAAAATGACTGATAGAGTAATAGGACTGGATGTGTCCCGTTGGCAGGACAATCCCTACACCCCACAGGAGATTGACTTTGTAAAAGCGCGCGAGAATGGAACTGATTTTGTGTTCATCCGTGCCGGATTGGATAACACGGTAGACATAAACTTTGCCGATGCGTGGAGGGATGCGAAGAAGGCAGGGCTGTTGCGGGGGAGCTATTGGTATTATGATTACCGGTTCAATGCCTGGGCACAGTCCCAGAAGTATATTGGCACACTAGACGGTGATTATGGCGAGTTACCCCTGGTCGTTGATTTAGAAAAGAAGCGGGGCACAAAATATCCGAATCGCATGGCTTATCTTGTTGGCATCAAGGATTTCTTAGAAGGGCTAGAATTGCACATATCTGATAACCACTCAATAATGATTTATCTCAACCGCGGACTGATAAACTATCTCAAGCCCATACCTGAATGGCTGTTGGCATATGACCTTTGGATAGCCTGGTACCCGAACGCCTGGGCAAGGTTGCGGAATAGACAGCCCAAGGTATCACCATGGAAAAGGTACACGCTATGGCAGCACACAGATAGAGCGGATGGTCACGCATATGGCATGGAAAGTCGCCAGGTAGACGAGAACTACTTCAACGGTTCATGGGAAGAGTTGCAGAACTACGCCACACATATCTCAATTGAGCCACCTACACCGCAACCGCCTACAGAGCTAACTAACCAGGAGAAGTTAGACAGGCTATGGGAGATGCACCAGTAATGTGTTATAATGGTACACTATGGACACAAAATTATGGGACACAATACTATGCGTGATATTCGTGATTGCGGTTGTGGTGATAATTGTGCTTGCGGTGCTGGTGACATAGCATGAAGATACTAATCACCGGCGGCGCAGGGTTCATTGGATCACACGTTGCAGACGTACTTGTCAGGCGTGGCGATAGAGTATTCACCATTGACAATTATACTACTGGGCGCTTTGAGAATACTAATGAAAGAACATTCGTCTTCGATGATAATATTGCCAATGGGCTTGCTGTCAGGGAGATATTTGAGAGCATTCGCCCCGATGTAGTTGTCCATGCTGCTGCGTCTTATGATGATCCTGATAATTGGTTCAGGGATGCAACAACCAACGTGTGCGGGACTATCAATGCGGTCAAGATAAGTGATACATTTGATGTAAAGCGGTTTGTATATCTACAGACCGCACTGTGCTATGGGCTAAAACCAGAGACGCAACCCATCCCGATTGACCATGTCCTAAACCCAGTTGGCAGTTTCGCAATTTCCAAAGTGGCAGGCGAGAGATACGTGATGGAGAGCGACCTTGATTGGGTATCGTTAAGGTTAGCTAACGTCTACGGGCCGAGAAGCGTGAGTGGGCCTGTACCGGCGTTCTGGAAGCGATTGAGCGAAGGCAAAGAGTGTTTTGTAGCGGATAGTCGTAGGGACTTCATCTATGTTGATGACGTGATACGTGTGATTGTGAAAGCTATCGACGGAAAGGGGGAAAGTGGTGTGTACCACGTGGCAACTGGACAAGATTGTCCGATACTAACATTGTATCAAGAGATAGTAGCTGCAATGGGATTGGATATGCCCGACCCTGAAGTGCAGAAACGAAGCCCTGATGACGCGGCCACTATACTGCTAGATGCAACTGAAACAAGGGTGGACTTTGACTGGGATGCCGTGACACCACTGGACTTCGGTGTGCGGAAGGCAATTGCTTGGTACGAGGAGTGGGGTGTTGAGAAGACGTTTACGCATCTGGGCGACAAGGATAATGGGAACCACTGAGGGAGAATAGTATGACAGAAGAAGCACTAATAAGTATTCTTATGGGTACGCCAATCATAACGGAAGATTGTACTATCAAGCGTATTGATATACAGAAACACCCCTGCCCCTACTGCCACGGCATCACGTATGACGACAGTCGAGGGCATTGTTGCGGGTGCGGTGCGCCACGAGAACAAGAGAAACCACCGCGAGGGCTTACGTTGATGAAGGGCGTTGAGAGTGCCACGCTCAAAGACGCGATGCTATCAGCTTGGTGGGAAGTTGCCAAGTAACACACAAACCGCCCCACATGAGCGGGGCAGCTTGCGCCAAAGTTTCCTTTGGGTGGGGGATTATAGGATTTTAACACACAAGTAGAAATTTGTCAAGGAGAGATATGGTAGACGAATTGTCAGATGTAATGGGAAAGAAGTTGGTTGATGCTGAAGGATATGTGCCTGAAGGTGACGATTTACATTTTGAGATTACCAAGTTTATTTTTGAGGATGGAACAGAAGCATTTGCTGAGGGTAGCCACGATACTGTATCGTTGTCATCATATTCTAAAAACAATGAGTATGAATTATCCAATGAAAATCTTGAGAAATGGCAAATATGTAATAATTGCGGAAATAGAATGATGTACGATGGCAATAAATGGATATGTAGTGCATGGGTATAGCAATACCAGACAACCCCAGCGACATAGGCGTTCCCCACAATGAGTGGCGACGAGGACAGCGTTCTCTATTGGAGTCCTTTATACATAGCAAGGCAGAGTACGTCTTTACAGAAATTCCAACGGGCACGGGCAAGAGCGGGGTTGCGTGTGCTCTAGGTCACTACAACAACGTCACGGTCTGCGTACACACATTGGCACTACTCACCCAATACGAGAACCAGTACGGGTTTTCAGTCGTGCGTGGCAAGCAAGAATACAATTGTGCTAATGTTGAGAAGGTTGATGCTTGGAGAGGGTTGCACAAGATAGTCCCGACTGTTGCTGATTGCACTTATAGTCCTATGAACAATTGTGAGTATTATTCTTATTGCCCTTATCCACGTGCTAAACACCGTGCAACGCTTGCGGAACGATCCGCTTGTACCTATCGCTACATGGCATTGTCTGAGAGGATGCAAAATCGTAACGGGTTTTTAGTATTTGATGAAGCTCACGATGCAGCAGAGGAGCTTATTGCTTTCAATCAGTTTGAGCTTGTCAACCGCAGATTGCAGAAGCATAAATTGCCATTGTTTCCTATACAAGAGTTTGGGGAAGATAACAAAGGGGATGTTGTGACACCTGTAGAACGAGGGGCGTTGCACAGATGGTTGCGTGAGTGTATCGGTCTGCTCAAAGTTGAAGCAGGTGACGAGAGCCGTGAAGCTGCTACAAGGAAACGCATGGAGAGCAGATTCATACGTATCGGTGGCGAGATAGCATCTGATGATTGGTTCTTGCATATCACGGACAAAGGCTTCACTGTTTAGGCATTGAGTGCGCGCAGGATTGCGACCATAGTATCTGAGAAGAAAAGGCGTAAGTTGCTGATGAGTGCTACAATTGGCAAGCCGGCTCCCCTTGCGGGGGCATTAGGGATTAAGAACTATCAATCATATTCGCTTCCCCATCCTGTACCAGCTAAATACCGCCCTGTAGATGATTTAGGTGTGCCACGCATGACGCATCGTAATCTTGTACAGCAAGGTGATGGTCTGTTTGATGTGCAGGCAGGGTGCATCTGGGAGTGGGTTAGTATGTTTCCGAAACACTGGCGTGGTGTTATACTGACAACCAGTTACTATAAGATAGAACAAATAGCTAAACGATCACAGGGCAGAGGTCGCAGGTTGCTTGTCCAAGAACGGGGGGTGAAGGTCGGTGACGTAGTGAAACAGTTCATCAGCGATATGCGAGACGGCGATGTTATGATTGGCACAATACAAGGCATGGGAACGGGCATTGATTTGTTTGGCGACATTGCTCGGTGGTTGGTCATTGCTGGTGTTCCGCATGTAAACCCGACTGATAGGTATATGAAAGCTAGACGTGACAAGGACGGGGGAGCGCACTATCAACGTTGGTTGACGTACAATGCGGTTGTACAGGCAGCAGGGCGTATCAGCAGGGGCGAACTGTTAGATGACGGCTCGTTTATGACGAACTATGTTGCGATTGCTGATGGGTCTGCGATGACGGCTACTGCGTTGAGGTTCTATCCTGAGTGGTTCAAGGAAGCAATACAATAATTGACATTCAAACCAAAACATGCTATACTCCTATAATCACCCCCCCCACTAGCCCTGCCCGTTGGCGGGGTTTTTGGGTGTGCAGTCATTGACTTATTCATTGACTTATCGCATAGCATGTGGTATACTGAAATAGTAGCCCAATACTGTTGGGCAAGGAGAATTCTATGAAAGACACATCAGTCATAATTTTGTGTGCAGGTCATCAAGAACGATGGGGCGATATATCTTGTAAGCATCTTGTGCCGATTGACAAAGAACCGTTGCTGTTTCGGACTGTGAAGCAATGCAAGAAGATATTTGGGGTTGAGCCTGTAGTTGCTACGCAGAATCCTTTGCTTGATAAGTTGTCTCGGCATAAGGGGTATGAATCTCATATACCGTTTATGTGCAGGTGGACAGTTGAGACGCTTTCAAGCACTCTTGACCAGATTATATATTATCCAGGCGGAAATCCATTACCGATAATGATTGTGTTATTAGGTGATGTTTATTATACTGATGTCACATTGAGGGTTATCAAGAAGGGCAATACATTAGTCTATGGCGATTCGTATGAAATATATGGGTTGAAACTTTGCAATCATAATAGGGCTAGAGTTGCCTTAAAGAAAGCAATTGCACATGCTGAAGAAGGGGGCACAGGTAAGCTGTGGGAGTTCTACCGTGCTTATATTGATATTCCCATGATGCCTCATGTTGAGTGGTTGGATGTAGAGTTCACGTTTATTGATGATGAGACACAGGACTTTGATACTTATGAAGAATATAAACAGTTTATTGCAAATAGGTAGATTTAGATGTTGGTTGCGCTATGTTCCGAACAGGATTATTGGATTTATTCTTTGGAACACTTCTCATAGTTTCATTTATCGTATTGCCAAACATGTAATGTGGCTTAAGACAGGTCATTATTGTGTGCTCTACAAGGACATAGCAGGAAGTACTGGAAAAGTTAGATGGTATCGGTGGGAGAAAGCCAGCAAACAATGTTCACTTCTTATCCCAGAAAGGTACAGGACATGAAAGTCATTATCCTTGCAGGCGGACGTGGTACAAGGTTAGGGCATGAGACAGATCGTATCCCTAAGCCGATGGTTGAGATTGGGGGGAAACCAATACTATGGCATATTATGAAGCACTATGCTCACTATGGGTTTAGTGAGTTTGTGGTTGCGGGGGGCTATCAAGTTGATATAATCAAGCATTATATTTGGGACAGAGGGTGGAATAGCGATAGTGGTGTTTACCAAGTTGATGAGAATTTTGATGTACAGGTTATTGATACTGGCTTAGATACGCAAACAGGTGAGCGCATCAAGAGGTTGCAGCCCCTTATAGATGATACATTCATGGTTACATACGGTGACGGGGTAAGCAATGTCAAATTGGATAATCTCATCGCGTATCATGGCACTCACCCCTATACAGCAACCATGACAGCGGTACGCCCTCCATCTAAGTTTGGTGTGCCGAAAATCAACGAGCTTGGTTTCGTGGAAGAGTTTGCCGAGAAGCCGCGCGGGTGGATAAATGGCGGGTTCTTTGTATTTGAGCCAAGCCTGTTTGAGTATTTAGAAGACGGGGCATCTCTGGAACAGCACACGTTATCAACACTTGCGCGCGAAGGTCAGTTGCTTGCATACAATCATTACGACTTCTGGCAATGTATGGATACGCCACATGATCGTGATAAGTTGCGTGAACTTTGGGATAGCGGTAATGCGCCGTGGAGGATATGGGAATGAAGCGCGGTGATGCTCTCGACTACATCGTTGACATGCTCAATAGGGAAATCAAGAAACTCATTCCCAGAGCTGACATGGAGAAGAACCATGGTTGGTTTAGCGAAGCAGGGCGTATGGCATATAAGAAGCGTGGAAAATTGCAGGAAGTACGTAAAGCAATGCTTGCAATACCGCGCATAAAACAGATGGAGTTATTTGAATGAATAGTCCTATATATTGTATTCCCGAGCATGTCTTGTTTTTTACATTGCTTATAGGATTTGTTATAGTTTTCGTTGTTGGGTACGGGTTAGGAGTTTCTAGGAAATGAAAGTTTTAGTTACAGGACATAACGGTTACATAGGATCAGTCCTCGTTCCGATGTTACAGGAACATGGACACACAGTTGTCGGCATGGATGCTGATTGGTTCAAGGATTGCCTATTCACAGTTCCTCAATACAAATTGCAGGAAACAAAGCGTGACATTCGTACAGTCCATGATGAGAACGAACTCAAAGGTTACGATGCTATCATCTACCTTGCTAATTTGTGTAATGACCCGCTTGGCTGGCTCAATCCAACGCTCACCTACAAAATCAATCACGCCTGGTCAATGCGGTTTGCATACCGTGCCATGCTTGCAGGAGTTGAGAGATTTGTGTTTGCTTCCTCGTGTAGCGTGTATGGCAACGCAGATGGAGTTGTGGATGAGAGTTCTGAACTCAATCCGCTCACGCCTTACGCAGGTGCTAAATTTCGCATGGAGGACAGTTTAGATGAATTCGGTGCAAGAGCACAAATGCTAAACCTTCCCTTCACGCCAGTATCATTACGCAACGCAACTGTCTATGGTGTTTCCCCTAGACTTCGCACAGACATTGTGGTCAATGATCTTGTGAAATCAGCATACGTAACAGGCAAGGTGACATTGTTGAGTGACGGCACGGCTATGCGTCCATTGGTGCATGTGCGGGATGTGTGCAGAGTCTTCGTCCTTGCGTTAGAAGCCCCGAAAGATGTTGTCCATAGACAGAAGTTCAATATCGGTTCTGAGAACCTTGCTGTACTGGAAATTGCCAAGATTGTTGCGAACATTACGGAAGCCGAGGTAGAGATTGGAACTAGCGGTGCAGACACACGTAGTTATGAAGTTGATTTTAGCAAGGCGAAACGCCAATTGAACTTCAAGCCTAATTGGGAGGCATGGGATGGTGTTGAAGAACTGTGGGATGCGTTTGAGGCAACATGCGTTGATGGGGTTCTTGCAGGACATCCTATTGAGTGGTACAAGTTCAACCGCCTAAAGCGTATTCAATATCTGCAAGAATCTGAACAGATTGATTATAAGTTGTTTTGGAAGGAGTAAGAAGTGACAAAAGTATTGCATAATGTGTGTGATATATGTGGAAAAGACAGATTATGGAATGGTATTGCGGGATGGGCAGTTTTGAAACTGAAACCCAAAACTGAAGATGATAAAAAGACTTTGCTGTTTCAAGAATATTACAAGAATTACAGACAGTACTCTAGCAAAATGGATATATGTTATGTATGTACAAAAGAGTTTATTGCTTGGTTAGCAAATCGAAAGCGGAAGGAACTGCAATGAACTGTCGCTCATGTAACAGCACCGATTTACAACTCATCCTGGACTTGGGCGAGATGCCATTGGCAAACGCCCTGCTAGAAACCCCCGATCAACTCTGCAAAAAATATCCACTAGACGTGTGGTTCTGCAACGATTGCACATTGGTACAAATTAGCGAGACTGTTGCACCTGAGATACTGTTCAGTGACTATGCGTACTTTAGCTCGTACTCGGATACGGTTGTGCAGAATGCGGCAGAGTTAGTAGAACACGTGATGTGGAAATATGAACCCCAAACTGTAGTTGAGATTGGGAGCAACGATGGGTACTTGTTGCAACACTATCCAGAGGATATAAAGATACTTGGCTTTGAGCCAGCAGAGAACATTGCGAAGGTCGCTAATGCAAAAGGTATTAGCACAGATGCCTCGTTTTTTACCAAGCGGGTAGCACAAATCTTGTGTGTTATGCCAGCGGATATTATCCATGCCAACAATGTCCTCGCTCATGTAGCAGACCTGAATGACTTCGTTGAGGGTATTGCAATACTTCTCGCAGACAATGGGACAGTCATTATCGAAGTCCCTCACGTCAAGGAATTAGTAACGCATTGCGAATTCGACACCATCTACCACGAACATCTATGCTACTTCTCAATATCGGCTATCCACAACTTGTTGCAACGACACGGGCTACACATTCATGCTGTTGAACCAATTCCCATTCACGGTGGGTCAATACGCATATTTGCCATGAAACGACCAAGTAGCTTCAAGATAGTACACGATGAGACCTCATTGCCCAGTTATTACAAGGGGTTTGCAGAGGCGGTTGTTTGGTACAGAAATCACTTCAAGAAGTTCCTTGATGATTTGAGACATGTCTGTGGCCCGATTGTTGCTTATGGTGCTGCCGCCAAGGGTGCGGTATTGCTGAACTATTGTGGCGTTGGTGCAGAGATACTGGATTATATAGTTGACCGAAGTCCACACAAGCAGGGGAAGTACATGCCGGGGGTACGATTGCCAATCTTTCCTGTGGAGATGCTGCTAGAAGATCAGCCTAACTATTGCCTTATCCTTGCGTGGAACCATGCTGATGAGATAATGAAGCAACTGTCAGAATATAAGGGGAAGTTCATTATTCCAATACCGAATGTGAGGGTTGTATGAAGTTCATTGAGACCGAATTTGATGGCGTGTGGCTTATCAAGGCTGAACAACACTGGGACTTGCGTGGTGGCTTTGCTCGTGGCTTCTGCGCGAGAGAGTTTGAAGAACACAACTTGCCTACTAAAATTGTCCAGACTAATTGGGCGTATGACCACAGAGAAGGAACTTGGCGTGGGCTACATTATCAAGTTGCCCCTCATAAAGAAGCCAAACTTATTGTGCCGGTGAACAGAATACACGATATTATTATTGACCTGCGCCCCAAGTCGGATACTTACATGGAGTGGGGTTCATTCGTGCTTACAGGGCGTACTATGCTCTACGTTCCAGAAGGGTTTGCGCATGGTCATCAGGCAATGGAAGATAATGTGCGTATCTTCTACCACATGTTCAACTATTATAATCCTGAACATAAGAGGGGAATACGGCATGATGATTCAGCATTCAGAATGTGGTTGCCACTAGAGATTACAGCAATGTCTTTGCAAGACAAGCATTGGCCTAACTATGAAGCGTAGCATACCTATCGCTGGCCCGTGGATTACCCAGAAGGAAATAGACTATGTTGCCGATGCTGTTGCAAATGCGTGGTATCAAGATGCCGGTATTTACCATGTGCGCTTTGAGAATGCGTTTGCAGAGTACGTTGGGCGCAAACATGCAATAGCACTCCCGACATGCACATCTGCAATTCACCTTGCACTATTAGCATTGGGAGTTGGCAAGGGCGATGAGGTTATTGTTCCTGAACTAACGTGGATTGCAACAGCAGCTCCCATTACTTATGTCGGTGCGACACCTGTGTTCTGCGATGTGGACAAAGATACGTGGTGCATGGACGTTGAGGCTTTGAAGATAGCAATAACACCAAGGACCAAGGCTATTATCCCTGTTGATCTCTACGGTGGGATGCCCGACTATGATGAGATATTGAAGATTGCCAAGAAGCATAACATTGCTGTCATTGAAGACGCAGCCCAAGCTATCGGGTCTGAGTACAAGAAGCACAAAGCAGGCTCGTTTGGAACAGTTAGTTGCTTCTCGTTTCATGGTAGCAAGACGATGACTACGGGCGAGGGTGGAATGTTGGTTACTGACATGGACGAGGTATATAACCGCGCATTACATTATCGTGACCATTGCCGTGAGGGTATATCATATCGAAGCGATGCAATCGGATACAAATATAAGATGTCATCCATGCAAGCGGCATTGGGGTTGGCACAGTTGGAGCGCATTGATGAGTTAGTTGAGAAGAAACTTAAATTGGCTGAATGGTATACTGATAGATTATGGAAGTGCAAAAAGATAATTTGTTGGAACTTGGAAGCTTCTCACACGAAGAACTCGTATTGGATGACTTCAATCGTTATAGACTCTGATGAATATAATAATCCTGAGATATATCGAAACGAAGTGATGGAAGCATTAAAGGAAAGAAACATAGGTGTTCGTCCCGTGTTTTATCCACTGAGTCGCTTAGCAGCCTATGGTGCTTATTCTAAAGGTGAATACGTTAGTTATCGCAGTCCAAATGCCGACTATATAGGTCGGCGTGGTATCAGCCTTCCCTCAGCACTATGTCTGACAGAAGAAGATGTTGATTACGTGTGCAAGAACCTGCTGGAGATATTAGATGCGTAAGATACTCGTTACAGGTGCAACTGGCTTCATCGGGAGGCAATGTTTGCAGTATCTAAACGACTATGAGGTTCATGCAACTTACTTGAGTGGTTGGAAATCAGAACGGTGGTTGACAACAGATGTTGTTTGGTATTGGGCAGATTTGCTAAATGATGCAAAATCTATTATAGAGACAGTACGCCCAACTCACCTCTTGCACTTCGCATGGTTTATGGAACACGGGAAGTACTGGACTTCTGAAAAGAACTTGATATGGTTGCAGGCAAGTACAAACTTGCTACGTGCCTTTGCAGATAATGGTGGTCAACGTGTCGTGATAGCAGGTAGTTGTGCGGAGTTCGGTAAGTCCCTATACGGTATCTGCAAACATTCGCTTCAATTAGTCACAAGTGCATATTGCAAAGCGAGAGGTATTAGCAGTGCTTGGGGACGAATATTCTTTCCATACGGCGCTTATGAGAGACCTCAGCGGTTAGTACCTTACGTTATAAATAATCTACTACAAAACAAGGAAGCACTTTGCACAAGTGGCACTCAGGTTCGGGATTTGGTGTATGTATCTGATGTCGCCAAGGCATTTGTAGACATTCTCAACTCGGACGTTCAGGGTGTTGTAAATATAGGTTCGGGAACAGGGACACCAATAAAGGAAGTTGTGACCACGATTGGCAAATTGTTGCAACGGGAGGAGCTTATCAAACTATGTGCAGTTCCTGACCGACCTGATGAGACTGGAATTATCATTGCGAACAATAGTTGCTTGCAGGATATTGGCTGGTCACCTGAGTTTGATTTAGAGATTGGCATACAGAAAGCGATAGACTACTGGACATCAAAATGAATTGTCCTGTTTGCCAATCCAATCAAACAACTCTTTTTATTCAACGAGAGTCTGTTCCTGTTCATCAGAACGTTGTGATAAGGAGTTTGCAAGAAGCACGGAACGCCCCTGTAGGGACATTGGAACTCGTTGTTTGCGAGAGGTGTGGCTTTATCTTCAACCGTGCATTTGACCCTGCGGCAATGAACTATGAAGAACACTATGACAATAATCAAAATTACTCTTGCGTATTTCAGGAGCATGTTGCAGATCGAGCACGTTATCTGAACGAGAATATCAAGAACAGTGTGATAATCGAGATTGGGTGCGGGAATGGGGAGTTCTTGAGACAGTTAGTTTCAGATAGCAACATAGGATATGGCATTGACCCCGCTTACACTGGCTTGATGTCTGAGAAACGGGCGACGTTCAAGAGAAGCTATTTCAGCCCAGATGTAGTTGATGTTCTCGCAGATGTGGTTATATGTCGCCATGTCATTGAGCATATTCAAGACCCACTGCGTTTACTCAATGACATTAAACAGGTGGCAAAGGACTCAGCTAGAATATTTATTGAGACTCCCAACGCTTCGTGGATTCTTCGCAATCAGGCTTCTTGGGACTTTTTCTATGAGCATTGTTCGTATTTCTCGGCAGAGTCATTGACGTGTGCGCTCAACAGTGCGGGCATTAAGGCAGACCGATTGCACAACGTGTTTGATGGTCAATACTTATGGCTAGAAGCATCGTTGCCTGGCGACAGCAAACAGGGCATTCCCGAAACTGCTATACCTGTGCTTGCTCACGAATATGTCAGCAATAAAGATAGGCTAATAGATAACCACACTGCCATCTGGGGAGCTGGGGCGAAAGGTGTGACTTTTGCAAACTTGATTGATCCAGAGATGAAGCGGATAAGTTGCGTAGTTGATATAAATCCTAATAAGCAAGGTTGTTTTATTCCTTGTTCTGGTCATCCGATAATCAGCTATGCCGAGTTGGGGGATTACCATGTGGAAACGATAATAAATATGAATCCGAATTACTTTGACGAGAACGAAGCTATACTGCACGACATGAAATTTGATATTGATTTGATAGGGGTTGAGGAGTTGCTATGAGCGAATTTGAGAAAGAAGTGCAGGACAATATCGCGCGACTGGGTGCAGATAATGTTGCTAAGAAGATGGGATATGAGTGGATAGAACGTGTTGCTCCCAATGGCTACATGCACAACTTCACCTGGTTGGGGTTGCCGATTATTCAATTACCACAAGACATTATCGCATTGCAGGAAATCATCTGGCGCACATACCCCGATGTGATAGTTGAGCTAGGGATAGCGCGTGGGGGCGGATTAGCATTCTACGCATCTATGCTAGAATTGAACGGTGGTGGCAGGGTTATTGGAGTTGACATTGACATCAGGGAACCCAATAGGATAGCCATTGAAGACCACGCAATGTGGGGGGCAATAGAGATGATAGAGGGATCATCGACAGACATACGTGTCGTGAAAGAGGTGAAAGAACTCATCGACACTTACGATAGAGTTATGGTGTGCTTGGACAGCCACCACACACACGAACACGTCTTGCGAGAACTAGAATTGTACTCTCCGTTGGTAACAAGAGGATGCTACCTTGTGGTATTCGACACCTGGTTAGAGGATTTGGCGACAGGAACGTTCCCAGACCGTCCGTGGGGAAAGGGGAACAATCCCAAGACTGCTGTGTGGGAATTTTTTGGAACTGGTGCAGGAAAACGGTTTGAGTTTGACAAGCGCATACAGAACAAGTTGGTGATGACCAGTAACCCTGATGGATATTTGAGGTGTGTGAAATGAGATTTAGCATCGTAATCCCCAACCGCAACCGCGAAGATACGCTCCACTACACGTTGCAGACCTGCATTGAACAAGCCAACTTTGACGACTATGAAATTGTAGTCTACGACAATGCAAGTGATCCTCCAGCAGAAGTCAGACCTAGATGCACTCTCTACCGTGGCGAGGAACCACTCTCAATGACACGAAGTTGGGAAGCTGCTGTAGGATACGCTAAGGGTGACTACATTATCGTTGTTGGCAGTGATGATGGGATGATACCCCATGCTCTGCATGATATTGATGAAGTGCTAACCGCATTACACAACCCCCCTCTCTTGCGCTGGAATAGATGTTACTACACGTGGGCTAATGCTACCCAAATAGCACTGCCTCCTCAACTGGGGGTGTTGCAGTTAGTCAAGGATGGTAGTTCGCGTATGCTCGATGCTAAGAAGCTGATTGATGCTGTAGCGCGCGGCAAGATGGATTATACGTTCCTGCCCATGCTTTACACAGCGGCCATTAGGAGAGATTTGCTAGACACAATGAGAGAACGAACAGGGAGTGTGTTTCATTCGGTGTGTCCTGACATATTTTCGGGGTTTGCTTTTGCGTCTCTAGTAGACACAGTTCCGTGTATCAACAAGGCAATGACTATCAGCGGTGGAGGCAATAGGTCAACGGGCTTTCATGTCATGGCTATTCCTTACGGCGAGATTAGCAAGGAATTTCTTGCCCTGAACAGACAGGATGGGCTTGTGTTGAATCACCGTATCCCAGAGGGGTATTATGACCGCTTGGATGGGGGTTTGCAAGGTAGTTATTACACAGTTTATGATTTGGGTCTGATTGATTGGGATATAGCAGATACGCCAGAGAAGTTTACAGATATGCCTGCCTTTGATGGTCGGCGCGCAAATATGCGTGCTACTGACGTGTACCATGCTTCGATAATATGTGGGCGTGAGTTACAGTTTGAGCCTGATTTGAATTTTGTGGAGTGGTGAAATGCCTAGATTTAGCATCGTAATCCCCGCCCGTAATCGGCACCATACGTTAGCATACACACTCAAAACGTGTCTTGCGTGTGAGTACGACAACTACGAAATAATCGTATACGACAATGCAAGCATACCTCCGCTTGAAGTCCCAAGTGGCGTTACCCTCTACCGTGGCGAGAAGGCACTTTCCGTAACACGAAGCTGGAACGAGGCTGTCCTGCGCGCTACAGGAGAATACATCATTCTCTTTGGTAACGACGATGGCATTATTCCTTACGCTCTGCGCGACTTGGATACTATCCTAACGACAATGGGTAATCCGCCACTGCTCCGCTGGCGTAGGTGCTATTACACATGGGCTAATGCCGATATGATAGGATTGCCACACCAGCGGGGAATTTTGCAACTGTCTATAGGCGGCACTCCACGCATACTAAACTCTAAGAAACTGATAAGCGCCGCAGTGCAACTCAAGATAGATTACACCTATTTGCCAATGCTGTACACGGCGACTATCAGGCGTGACCTAGTAGAAGAGCTATATGAGCGCACAGGATATGTATTTCACTCTCTCGCACCAGACCTGTTCTCAGGGTTTGCTTTTGCGGCAATGGTGGACAAAGTGCCATCAATTACTAAGCCCATGACCATCAATGCCGGAAGCAACGAATCAACAGGTGTTAACGTGTTGGCTTTTGGCAAAACGGGGAAAGAGTCAGAGCTTCATAAGGAATTTATAAGGTTGAATTACCAGGATGGATTGATACCTGCTAATCACATGACAAAACAAGAGCTGACACGACAAGCAGAATTTGAGAGGTGCTTTCGTATCATAGGAGAGTTGGGGTTGATAGACCATGACCCTGTGCCGTTCTCCGATGTGCCGGAGTTTGATGGAACAATTGAAGAAGTGTATGCAAACGATGTGTTTGAGGCATCGCAGATATGTGGGGAGAGATTAGATACGCCGTATAGTTTGGAATTTGTGGAGTGGTAAATGAACATCGTATTCGTTGAGTTGCTGAAAACACCACTGGACAATATCCTCGCACATTTTGAAGGTAAGCATGTGATAGCTGAGACTGTCTGTGTCCCATTGGGCATTATGTATCTGTCAGCTTACATTAAAGAAAACAACGATGTAGAACAAGTAGGGCTTATTGATTATCCGTTGATACCGCTCAGTGACTACAACGACTTAGACGAGTACATACTTGCTGGCATAAAGTCTATAGATTTCAGGCCAGATTTCATTGCTATCTCGCTCAATTACACTACCGCACATCACTTCTTTCTTGCCGTTTTGGAACAACTCAAGGCTTGTTGGCCTGATGCTACAACTGTGGTCGGTGGCACGCACGCTACATTCTACACAGAGGGCATTGCCAAGAAGGTTGACTTCGTAATTGGGGGCGAGGGGGAACTTAGCTTCTCAGAGTTCATACGAGAATATCCCTATGTTGAGGACATACCAGGTGTTACACAACTCACAATGTCAGAAGCGGTATCAGACCTTGACACCATTCCAGACTGGGACTTGATAGATGTGGAAGCATATCGCAAGAGTGCTGGTATCCACCCGCGAGATGGTAGAAGGCGAGAGTACGAAGCTATGATCCTGACTTCGCGCGGCTGTCCAATCGGGTGTAAGTTTTGTGCTAATTACATCATACACGGGCGCAAGATGCGTTTGCGTTCAACAGAAAGCGTACTAGCAGAAATGAAGGAACTGCGTACTCGGTATGGGTTCAACCGTTTTGTCATATTCGATGACTACTTCGGTGGCAAGAAGAGGATACTAGAACTGCTGAACAGGGTTGTGGAAGAAGGGTTTGTTGTTACTGGTTACCCTAATGGTCTACACGTCAACTCCTTGGATAAGCAGATGCTCAATGCTATGATAGAAGCTGGCATGGAAGTAGCGACAATTGCTATTGAGTCCGGTTCACAGCACATACAGGACTATCTGAACAACAAGGTAGACTTGGACAAAGCCAAGGAATTGGTAAGCTACCTGTATCGCAGAGGCATCATTGTTCGCATCTATATGATGTTAGGCTTCCCTGGTGAGACTAAGGAACGGATGTTCGAGACTATAGATTATGCGAAGCAACTAGACGCAGACTGGGTTCACTTCGCGATAGCGACACCGCTCTTGGGTACTGAGATGCACAGGGAGTTTACAGAGATGGGATGTCTGCGAGATAATCCTGACAGATGGCGTGTAGCGTCGCGTATGCACAGGGACTTTGATACGCTTGAGATATCTGCGACTGAACTCAATGATTTGATGTATCTGGCTAATCTGGAAGTCAATTTCGTTTACAATACCAATATAGAAAAGGGCAATTGGCAGAGAGCGAGAGACTTGTTTGAAGGCATTCTGAAACTCTATCCGCATCATATAATTGCACTAGATGGCATAATGCGCTGTAATACGAAATTGGGCTATAATAGTATGGGAGAGTTTTGGCAAATAGCAAATTTGGTTGCTAATGATGAGAGAGCAGGGGAAATGAGACAGAAATATAGTTATCTTATGAGATATTTCCCATGAAAGTTTTATTGGGTGACCTGCGCCACAAGACCATAGGCGCACACTCCATGCTTGTGCCGCTAGGAATTGGGTACGTTGCTGCGTATGCTAAGGACAGAAACGCAATAGAAATCCGTATGCGTACTGACCCAGAACTTGCACTACAAGACATCACAGATTGGCAGCCAGACGTTATCGGGTTGGCGAACTTTGTCTGGAACGCGGGACTCAACGAAATGGTTTACACATATGCCAAGGAACTCAACCCGAAAGTGGTAACCGTTGGCGGGGGGCCAGAGTTTTCTACAGGTTGTGACTTCTACGCCTATTACGAGGGGGAGGTGGCATTTACAGAGCTAATTAGAAACCTCATTGCAGGCATGGATGCACCGCACCGAGGGTTTGCCCCTGGGGGTGTGCCATTGCCACGCATCAAAAATCTTGACACTATCCCATCCCCCTACCTTGCTGGACTTTTAGATCAATGGCTTGATGGCACTCATATTCCTATAATACAAACAACTCGTGGATGTCCATACAGTTGTGGTTTTTGCAAGGAGGGTGCGGATGACCATCGCACGGTTGCTCGTTTTAGTTTAGAGCGTGTCAAAGAAGAACTCAACTATATCGCAGATAAGTTGCCAGAACTGCCCGAGCTTCAGATTGCAGATAGTAATTTCGGTCTATCGAGGCACGATGAGGATGTAGCAATGCACTTGCGTTGGTTGCAGGACAATCGCAACTGGTGGCCTGTTATCAAGGCAGGAACTCACCGTGTCAACGATAGAGTTGTACGCATTGCGTCAATAGTGCGGAACAAGCTAGTGGCAGCAGGATCATTACAGTCGCTCAACGAGGAAACCTTACATATCATCAGCCGCGAGAATGTTCCCTTTGAGGAATATTGCAAGCACGCTGAGACATTCAAGAAGCAGCACAATCCGCTCATTGCAGAGCTGATTGTGCCATTGCCAGCAGAGACAAAGAAGTCGTTCTTTACGGGAGTAAGGAAGATGATGGGTGCGTCCATAAACAACTTCTATCCGTACACACTCATGTTTCTGAAAGGGACGGCTATTTGCGAGATGCGCGAGAAGTACAGTATGGTGTCACGGTTTAGACTGTTGCCCAACCAATTTGGGGAATACAACGGGAAGAAAGTCTTTGAACTAGAAGAAGTGTGCGTTGCCACAAATACAATGTCATTTGAAGATTACTTGGACTGTCGTGGGTTCATGTTTGTTTGTCTCCTGTTGATGGACGCACGATTAGGTTGGTTCAGGCAGGACATTGATGATTATTTCAGCTTTGCAGTTCAGTTCTGGGAAGAGTTGCCGAACACAGATACTACTTTTGCTAGAATATATAAGGACTTTATGCTAGAAGCTAAGACAGAACTGTGGGATACGCGAGAAGCGTTTGTTGAACATTTCTCAAAGGATGAGAATTACGAACTATTGCTACAGGGCAATCTTGGGGATAACCTCTTCCGCAAGTACAGGGCAATAGGATTTATCTCTCTTATAGATACGCTTTATGAGGCAGCAAAATGAATATCTTGGTAGCTGGAATTGGCGGGGCTTCTTTAGGGACTGAGATTATAAAGAGCTTGCAACACGCTGGCAAGTACACTGTGTACGGTTGTGACATTTCCGAGTACGCCTATGGGCATTTTCAGGGGATACAGACCTTCAATGTGTCCAAGGAAAGGTATATCGAAGACGTGAAAGCAATATGCAAGCGTTATGATATTGATGCGATTATACCAGGCGCAGAGGGGTCGTTGAAGTTGCTGATAGAAGCAACAATCAATGCGCATATAGCATCTAACTCATTGGAAGTAGTTGACATTTGTTCAAACAAAGATATGTTATTTAGGCGGCTCAAACGATTGAAATTGCCAACACCATTTACAACTGTTATCACTAATCCTATTCAAGTGTTAGACGTTCCATATCCGTGTGTTATAAAACCTGCTACAGGGACAGGAGGCAGTCACCTTGTATTCTTGGCATCTGCCACAGAGGAAGCTGTCTTGTATACTAGTTATGTTCTGAAACACACAGAAATAGTTATGTTGCAAGAGTACATCCCACTGGACGAAGGTGAATTCACAGTTGGTGTTCTAACGCTGGGCAACAAGACACATTCTATTGCAATGCAACGTCTATTCCACTCTAAATTATCTATCAGAAGCGAGACAGAACATGGTCTAATCTCCAGTGGGTATAGCCAGGGTGTCATTGACGACTTCCCCGAAATAAGAAAGCAGGCAGAGGTCTACGCACAAGCACTAGGGAGTACAGGGCCGATGAACATCCAGGGGCGTGTCAAAGATGGTGTTCTATACCCGTTTGAAATCAACCCACGGTTCTCGGCATCGACTTACTTGCGTACTCTAGCGGGATTCAACGAGATTGACATGTATTTGCAGTTCGTGCTGAATGAGGTTAGTCCACCTGAAACACCTATCAAGCGTGGTCTTTATTTGCGTAGTTTTACAGAAGTAGTGACGGAAAAATGAAATACTCAAGAGCAGTCAAGTTGGCAGTTGAGTGCATTGACAAAGAAATCCAACGCGGGGCTGTTGAAGCCAACTTGCATGATATATACAAAGCAACGTATTCTGCCGCTGTTAGATTGTCCAAGCGCCGTAAGGCACTGAAAGAGGCGAAAGAATGCTTGCTTGGTCAACTACCGCTATCAAGGTCTTGACAATTTGCATACAATAGTGTATAATAGGGGAAAGGAGAACAAACTATGATTGAACCGAAACAAACCAGGAGACCGCTCCGAGATCGTGACGAGAAGTGTACAGAGGTAAAAAAGATAGTCCGTGTGTACATGACAGAACAGGGTGGCGTACAGGTATCGTTGCGCATGTTCGCTGAGATGCTGAACGAGCCGTTTACAGAGCAAGGGCTGACAGGGTGTTCGCATCAGACTATCCATAACTGGATACATCAGAAGCACCTCCCGTTACCCCGCTGGATGGAACAGTTGAAATACTTTGCACAGCCCGAAGATTGGCAGTACAAGTTTGCTTGCGATCTTGAGATGGCAGCAATCTAATGGCTACAGCAATCTTCAAGTGTACGTGTACCAATCCCTATCAAGACCGTATATACGGTATTGGCAAACGCGTCTACAACAGCAAGAAAGAGGGCGGTCAATGGCGTTGCACAGTGTGCAAGAAAGAGTACACGGGCAAGGTAGAACAGTTGTCCTAAAAACATTGTCCTAATGGAAATAGTATGTTACAATGGGGGTCATGCCGAAGTATTTTATCAGATATATCAACCTAGTACATAAACTCCCCCCGTTGAATGACCAGCGCCATAGGCAGATACTACACGATACTTACCAAGCTATTGACAAGCCAGATGAGGTGCTGGAACTTGATGAGTTGATTGGGGAGTTACAAGGGTTGGGGGATGTGAGCGTTGCAGAACTGCTAACGAAACTGTCTATCTTCGTTTACATGTCGATGGACAAAACCAACTAACCATCTAATTCTTCAGGACGCGGGTGAGGCTCAATGTCGTGTGAGCGCAATTGTTCAATAAGCTCGTCAATGTATTCTTCATAGTGACGTTGCCTAGTCTGCAATCGTTTGACACGAGCATCTAGTTTAGCAGTCTTGGCCTGTTCAACCTTGAAGTTGATATTCAGTTCATTAGTCGTGGTTATGAGGTGCGTTACTTGCTCTTGTAGCTCATCTATGATGCCGCGGTAGGTATCCCCCTGTATCTGTGTTACCTCAGCCTCAATCTTCTTGATGTCAACAGGTTGTTTTCGCACATTGATGAATATTTGTACTGCCTGTGCGATAAGTGCCACTACCCCCGATATACCACCAATTATTATTGCTAACATGCTCGTTTCATTGTTCATAGTGTCCTCTATTATAGCACTCATTTGTGTAGTTATGTACCCTTTAAAATTGCCACATCTACTTCTAGCACAGTAACGCGTTCTGACAAAGTTGGAACATATGGCAATGGCTCTGGCGGGAAATCAGTTAATTTTCCATCAACAATAGTGTGTGTTTTAAAGTCTGGGATATATTCTAGTTGAATAATTGCTTCATTTTCTCCGCATTCTCCGACTTCTCCAAAATTGCCTTCTAAAAGTTTGCCTGAAACTGTGTTGTATCTAATATTAGCTTTCATAACTATAATTCCTCTATATAGCCAATTGCATAAAGATAAGCATCACAAGAAGCATTTAATACTTTATACATTAGTGCTTGGTTTGGGCTAAGAGGCAAAAAACCACTTGAAGTAGTTTGGAAACCTCCTACAGCAAATAGCAATCCTGTGAGATCAGGTGATTCGATGGGTTTTACATAAACTAAAGCTTGGTTAACTGCTGCGGCAGGAGGAAAATCAGCAAATAGCAACAAAAACGAGCGCAAACTATATGGAGGAATATAGTTAGAAGCAGCTACTCTTGTCCAAGCAACAGAACTTCCTGCTGCAAGTATTATAACGGGGTCTCTGGCATCGTGAGAGACGAATCCACACATATTTCTTTGAAATTTCATTATCTGCGTACTTGCATTTAATCTAATTGCACCTACGCATCTATACCATGTGCCGTTTACTTTTCTATATCTTGGCACTCCGTGAACAATTGTAAGATAATCATTGTCCGCTGCATCTACATCGTTGACCTCAACTGTAATATTGTTTCCCACGGTATCTATGGAAATGACTGTCCACCCCCCTCTAACAGTAGAGAATGTGATATCTGTCCATCCTCGGAGTATGTCGCCCGGCTCAACATCGTTTTCGCCTGTATCATTATCATAGCTTAATATCACGGCATTAGCAGCAGGGTTTGCATCTAGTTGAGCATCAAATACAGTTGTCTCAATAGTCGTGGGATACAGAGGTGGTTCATCGTACAGCAATGCTGCCCATCTGTTATCGCTATCATTGTATACATATACATACAGCCATGTATCAGCAGCACTTAAATCAGCCCCGCCAATATAACTCGCTCCTACGCCAATATCTAATTCATCTGTATCATTAGCTTCTGTTAGCGGAAAGCCCGACATGCTTATTTCCCCTTTCATCACACGAATTTTATCTGTGTCCGTATAGTAAGGTAACACCCCATCTCGGTAGTGCAAGTTGATATTATTTACTGCATTTTGGTACACTGTCATTATATTACCTGTAGATTTCCAATCGAACTAAGAACGACCCAAGTTGTGTCCGCGGTAATACATAGAAGTTCTACTGCATCATATTGTAGAGAAGAGTCCAGACTTCCTCCCGCGCCCGCAGTTGTACTCAAACTTCCATAATGTATTGTTTCACCTGCGTTCTGAGCAACTCGCCATCCGCCAGCACCTTTGCCTGCAATTCTTACTATTGATCCTAGAGCGGCGACATTGGGCAATGTTACAGTTACCAACGCGGCGTTGTTGCAAATATAACCATTGTCAACGGCAGCGGCTTGTGCTACGCCCACAACTTCGTTCCAGGTTATGCCACCACCAGTACCCAAGTTTTGACTCATTGCACGCCATCTGCTTGACGTAGTATCGTACTGCAATATGGTCATGCCGTCATCTTCTAGCGTTATATCGTCAGTAAGTGCAAATCTGTTAGCCGCCGCTGATGCTACATCCTCGTCTGTCAGTGTAAGGTCATTTGCACCGATATTGTGGATAATCAGTATCCTGCCATCAGAGCCACCTTGCAAACCAGTAATACTCCATGCGGCGTTAGTTGACAACCTTAGCGTAGATGCACTTGCTAAGTTAGCAGGGTTGTAGTCATCTTCATCAGCAACTATCTGCGCAGGTGTAATGTCCCCACTGAACTGCCATCCATCAGTAGCGTCTACTGTCGTATTCGTGTCGCTTGAGAGCGAGTCTAGGCTAATATCGCCCACATTTGTAATGTCGAAGTCTCCGTGTGACTGGTTAGCAACCCATGTTACAGTTCCATCATCTAGTATTGCATTGGCAGGCCCAACTGAAAGACTGTGCCATGCTCCGTTATAGAATATCTTATACGTGAAGTCGTTGCTATTGTATACCCTGCGCCCATCCCAACTATTGCCAGCCCCATAGTCGCCAGCAGTAGTCTTAATTTCTATGTCATCACGAGCGATCATGCCTTCAACCAGTACAAGGCGCTTCTTCAAATCGACCACCTGTTGAACAAGTGACTTCGCGACGTTAGTTTGATCCTCACGTCGCCTTTCAGTTGCAAAATCTGAGAACTGGTCTGTCATATTATTTGTCCATGAACTCTGTGCGAATAATCTCGCCTTCGGCATTTTGCGAGACTGTGGCTTGCAAACTTACCAACTTCTTTGAAGCTGAGTAATCCTTGTAGCGAACTGTTACCAAATCTCCCCAAGTGTAGTGTTTGCCATAGTAAGTAGCTTCCGTTTGCAATACATCAAAAGTCAGCATCTCGTCAAACTTGCCTTCTTCTAATCTAGCTTCTGCTGCCGAGGTTAGTTGTCCTGACTGATCGTCACCCGAAGTTGCCGTGTTGACAATCATCTCAATTCTGTTCCAAGGCGAATCGTTTATATCAACACTTGTTGCAAGTTCAATTTGCTGTGCCGCGTCTGTTCCCCTTCCTAGTGCGTAAACAGCAGTTATCTCGTTTGTTCTGTCCTGTTTCAACATAGGAGTGTCCATGTTGGCAAAATCAGTAGAGAATATTACAGGGTCATTGCTGTCAGGGTTTCCCTGTGTGCGATCTGTTCCTCTCTGTCCCGCGTAGGTGCGAAACTCAAACACTGCATTTCCAGCACTTACGATATCAAAATCAATCACATTGCTGTTCTCAACAGTAAACAGACCAATACGTTGCAACGTCGCAAGAAGATTATCGTTCTCCATGCTATCTTCCCACGTTGGGCCGCCAGCACCATCTGCTTGGACTATCAGCCCTGGGTATACATTGCTTGCTATCCTGCCAGCTCCCACCAAGGCATCAGCCCCGATGTTCTCAATAACTAACTCTTTCATCACAGTTTCGGCAACAGCGTTCTTGGTCGCCTCTGCTGTGCCTGCGCGCCACATGATATATGCCCGTCTAGCAAGGTCGAGATAGCTAAATCCATATGCAACAAACGAGTCCTTATCGTTTACAGGTTGCAAGAGATCATTGGTTGACCGATGGAGACCTTCCCATTCTTTATACCACGGGAGGTCAACTTTTAGATTTTGTCTCCATATCTCAATTTGCCCGTCCAGCTCAAACAAATCAACACGGCTATCGTTGCCGTCAATCTCAAGGCGCATGTTCCCCCTGTTATTTACTTTGTGCGCAAATGCTAACGAGCGCCAAGCATCAAACTCTGCAACCAGAAGCCCCCCTTGGTCTTTGAGGCGCACCTTATACTCAGCTTGACCGGGCGAACTTGGCATGTTTTAGTGTTCGCCTGTTAGTGTCCATCCTGCCTGTTCGGAAGTTCCACCGTTATCACCATAGAATGTTGAGTTACCTGCACCACTGTTCTGTGTGATAACTTGTGCATAGTGATATCCAATTCCAGTAAATTGAACCCAACTTGCACTCATATGTTCCATTGAACCAGCAACATTGATAACACCTGTGCTAGATTCGGTTGGCACAAAAGCTACTCCATCTGATGTAACAGAACATTTTGGATTTTCGTCTTCAGCAAGCATATGAACAACCGCATTTTTAGAAACTGCACCAACTATTCCACCTATCAAGAAATGGAACTGCCATGCAGTCGCACCACCATTAGCAGCAACCCACGCAGCATTGTTGAGTAACCAATTATCAGTTGCGTCACGCCTGTAGTCGGTGTACCCAATGCGATTGTACATATTCCACAAGAATCTTCCTTGTACAGTTGGATGGTCATTGAATTCTACAGAAGCATCCGTTCTAACAGTTCCAAGATATAATCGTGTAATGTCAGCAGTTTCGACAAGTGCACCATCGCTCCACGAGATTGCATCAGCACGCGCTACATCACTTGCCCAAGCAGCACTAAATTCTAATGCTAAATTCTCGTTAGCATCTAAATATCCAAACACATCATAGTTTGTATTAATTGCCAATGCGCCATTTCCAATGCTCGGTTCAGTGAAATTGATTGTTCTCCATCCGCCACGCGCATCAGGAAGCGTAATCAGATTCCCTGAATAGGGTGTGAAGTATAAAGTTGTTTGCGCCGTTCTGGTCGGCTGATTAGGAACACCTGTTAGAAGTGACAATCTTCCTTGTACATGTCGCGGGAAAGGAGCAAATTTACGCGTATCAACTAGATTAGTAACATTTCCAGCAGCGTCCAAGTCAAATTGTGCTAGTGGTATCTCCCACAACACTCCATCATCGTGTGTCAATGCACCTATGCGCGTATCTACTCTTACAGTCTGAGTAGCCCAGTCTTTTGCCAGCACAGTGAGATATGCTCCCGCCGCGGCAGCAGGCATCACTTCATCTACACTGGCAGTGTTGATATAATATGTCCCATCTACCCATGCGGCACCAGAATTTACATGAATGCTATCAGGCGGCACAGCAGTAGTGGTAACTTCTAAACTGTTCAATACGCCACTCAGCACGCCAGTATTGCTCAAGTTTTGTGCCTGTGAATGGCTATATAATGTGCCCCATTCTTGGAACGTGTAAGGGCCAGCGTCGCCTAGTGCGTCGTCAAACCAAGGGTATGAATTCTCTGCCATAATCTATCTCCTAGATACCTATGTATCTGTCAAACCAGCTCATTGTAATTGCAGTATTCTCATTAATATTAGACCCGCTTACGTTAATTGTATTCAGCCCATCGGTGGCAGTGGGGTCAACCTCCAACCTGAAATTGGCTAAATCGCTATCAGTTGATAGAAAACCTATCAAGTTGTCTCCATTGTTGTCTACAACGGTTTTGTTTCCGAACTCCAAACTTATTGTTGCTATTACACCGGCATTAATTGTTGTGTTCAATTCTATTTTGGTGTTGATAGTGGCATTGGTAATAGATGGGTTCGTAATTGGCCCCGTGATGACAATAAGCGGAAATGTTTTGTACGTCCCAACTGTGGTAACACTTGTGCTCAATTGAATATCATCACTGTTAAACACAATTCCATCAGCGTCAAATGTTATCGGAAATACCAATTCGCCAAGTGCGACAAAGTTGACAAAACTTGCCGATTCCTGAATGGGGTTGAACAATACAGGATCGTGTGCAATAAACTGCACGACTGGCTGAACACTAAATTCATCCCATTTTGCCGGGTTGTCATTGAACTGTAGTCCACTGCTGATAAGAACATTCAAGTCGCGTTGCGAGTTATCGGGCAATCTTTTCCGCAATATTCCAGTAGCGAATTCTGTAAGTGATTGCCTGTTAGGGCGCGTGACATTCAGTAATTCGGCACGCATGTCCCAATACTCTTGCCGAGAACATCCGTTGTGTCTATGAATAAGCGTCAAAGTGCGTGGCTCAAGTACAAAGCCCAGTACAGTTTCGCCATCTTGGAAAGGGCCACGTTGTGTTCTGTAATTGATGCGTGGTAGACCTAGCCCATTCGTTCCTGAGATAACGAATTTCTCCACACCATCGCGAAACTTGTACATCTCGCCGTCTGGTGCAATATACTCATCAAATTCTACTAGGGGTTGTCTCATAGTGCTGCCACCAATGCCATATCATCTACAATTTGTTGTGGCGATTGAAGCTTGAAATAGTTAGCGTTGATAGTGAAGGATGAACTTTTATCAACTGCGCCACCTGACGCGCCAGATGCAGGCATTACAGCTCCAGTTGCTTGTATAGTCTGCCCAGCCATGTTTACAATCGCATCATTAGCCATTGTTGTTGCATCCATTATGCCTTTAGCAAAACCTTTTACTATGTTTTGCCCGATTTCAGCAAACACTTTGGATGGAGAAGCTATGCCAAGTATATTTTTTATCCATTGTAATGAACCTAAAAACACAGACACAATTGAGTTCCAAAGTCCATGCAATTTGTCGAGTACTTTTATTTTGATAACATCCCACCAAAAAGCGGCATCATTTCGTATGGACGACCATATGCCGACCAAAAAACTTATTACCCCTGAGAGTACATTAACAGCATCGTTTCTAGCCTTTGCAGCCCATTGCACAACAGATGCGTGAATGCCTCTCCACCAATTATCTGCTCCTGTAATGACTTTACTCCATATTGCAGCAAAAGAAGCGGGAAGAGTACTAAACAATGTTAGTAATTCTCTAATTGCAAATACTGAATTGTTAAATATTCCAATCCAAAACTGCTTGAATGATTCTTTTATAGCATCTTCTATTGCTTGCAATTGTACAAGAGTATTGAACACTTCTAGTATGACAGTGACGACATCTATTGCTGATGCAATTGCTCCAGTAATATCAGCGAACAAGTTAAATTCCGGGTTTACTATTCTTAATGTTTCTCCCAAGTTGCTAATTGCAGTAGTTAGACCAAGTAGCGAGGAAGCCATTGTATCAAATACTTGTGCAACTTCTTCATCACTTAACCCGAACATTTCTCCTATTTCGGCAAAAATGCGCGCAATACCCATTTCAGGGCCGAATTCATCAAAAGTTGCTGTTATATTTGAAATAGCGTCTGATATTTCTCCTATTCCAAATGCAATACTAGCCGCAATATTAGCCATGACGAGTTGTATTCTAGCAGGTGTAAGTTCCCCAAATCCCAGTGCTACTGACACCTCGCTCAGAGCGGGAAGCAAATCGTCTCTGATAGAGTCTTTGATTGTAGTGATAAAGCGCGGAACTTCTTGTGTCATTGCATCCAAAAAGCCAAATGAACTCTCAACGTCAATGCCAGACAAGTCCATGAACGCCTCAACCATGTTCAGGCCAACCTCTATTGCGAGGTCGCGGAACTGATTTTTGACAATCTGAATTTTGGATTGCATTGTATCAAAGCGAATATTAGCCTCACGTGTACGAGCCACATTATCAGCAACCGCTTGCTCCACGCCGATGAGGGCATCGGTAAGAATATCAGCATTGCCGGCCAATCCCAAGAAAGTTCTCAACTGCCTGATACTTGCTATCTGCAATTCGCCAAGAGTTATGGCAGCCCTAGAACCTTCTAATGAAACTCCTTGGATAAACTTGTCAAATGCCTGAACCGGGTCTGCTCTCCAGGCTGTAGCGAATTCATTTGCACTCATACCTGCAACCTCGGCAAATGCTTGCATCATCTCCCCGCCTTCTGCCACAGCGGTATTTATCTTGATTAATGCTATAGCAATAGCAGAACCACCAGCTTCAGTTTGAATACCAGCACGCAACATAGCTGCGGAAAGAGCAAGCGCATCGGCTTCAGTTCCACCAACAATCGCCATTGCGCCTGCAATGTTTTTTGAACCGAGCAGAATTCTATCTTCGGCTACACCAAAGTTATTGCCCAAGAATATCAACCCAGATGATGTTCTATCTATAGAATCGACTAATTCATCCCCTGTGGCCCCAAACACAGTAGCCAACTGTGCCAATCCTACAGCGGCTTCCTCTGCAGTCAACTTAGTAGCTACGCCGACTTCAGCGATGATTTTTGTAAATTTGGGAATGTCTTTGGCAACAACGTTAAACTGCCCACCTATCGCCGCAATATCGGCAAGTTCTTCAACTGTGAGCGGCACTTGCTTAGACAGATCACGAAGTCCTTGAAACACTTCCTCGCCCAACCCAGTAAGGGCAAATATGCCAGTACCCAAATCTTGTGTTGTTTTCAGAACACCAGCAAACGCACTCTCAACACTAATGGCAGATGCAACTGACAACTTTCCAAGGTTGAGAATTGCTTTGCCCATAAGTTCAACTGCGTCTGTAACTACTTGCGCTGCAAACTCAATAGGTGCAAGAGCAAGATCAAACGCTTTGAAAGCGACAGCAGCAGTAAGACCGGCAATACCACCGCTGGCAAGTGCTCTGTTCATACTGCCCATGCCAGAAATGAACTTGCCAAGTCCTCTTATCTCTGCTATTGCGCCTACTGGGGTGAAGTTTGCCATACTATCTCTTCTTGCGCTTGCTGTCTGCTTTCATCTTTTTATTTTGTGCGTCTTGAGCATGGTTTTCAATTAGCCCATGCAAGCGATATCGTGCTATTACATTCGCTTTGAGCCATATCGGATAATCGCCCGCTTCCCATCTCTCTATGTCTAGTCTAGCACTGATGCAGGCTTCGTATTCCTCAAAGTACATTGAATAAGTAATACCTGTATTGACTCTGCCGAGAATATGAGCATCTTCAATCGGGTCGCCATGTCTACGAACGTTGAAAGGATTCTATTGCGTTATCTACATCCTCCTGTTTCAGTGCGGCCATTGCGCTGAGGCGGAGAATAATATCGGCATTGGCTATTACGTACTTCTTATACCAGAACTCTCGTTCGTACTCATCCTCTGGATCGCGGTCAACCAACTTTATAAGTTTCAGATTGTGCAACCATCCATCATCTTCTGAAATGTCAGATAGCAACTCAATCCCGAACAGTACTACCGCGTCCAAGCCAACTTGCTCCAGTTTTACCTCATAGTCTTTCATTGCTTGTGCGTAGTCGGGACACATTGGGTTTTCCATGTACTTTGTTGGATCATCGGGCGCGTCTGGGTGTGGAACGAGAGGTATTTGCGGTTCTGGTATTCGCAACTGTGCCTCTCGCACTACGTAAGAAGCAACAGGATGCAACTTCACCTGTACCCCGCTGGAAAGCGTGATAATAGCATCCTGTGCTTGGTCATGTTCTTTCTTGACTGCTACAACCGGATTGGTTGTTGGTTTATTATTCAATTGTTTGTCGTTCATTTGTTATACTCCTCTCGGTGTGAGATTAGCCCCTTGCTAGGGGATTATTGTTGTTTGGTCAGTAATGGTTAGTCGCCACCAATTACGATGAACCCATCCGTTGCATCAAATCCCAGACCGAAGCCTGCGACGAAATCAACATCAAACGGGCACACAACCAGGGCGTTAATCCTGTCGTTATTGGGCATAGCATTGGCTGCTCCACGAGGGGTCAGCGTCCAGCTGTTTCCGCCATCAATACTAACGTAGATTTCACCTTTGGTATCAACTGTTGCAGCGACCCACATAACGCTATCAGATGACATAGCAATGTCAGTGATTGCAGTCGGGGCTACGCCAGGCAACGTGATTGCTACCCAAGGTGATATGCCTGCGTCCAGTGTGTAAGCAAACGTGCCATCATCTGCACCTGCAAACCACTCGACTTCAGACTTGACTAAGATAGCAAGTAGGTCAGTACCCCAACCAACAGGTGATTGCAATACTTGGCCGACTATATCATTGTCAATGGTTACAATCGTGCCATCTTCACCAACAGCGACTGCGAACTCGTCAGAGAGCAGGTCAACGTCTAGTAACCTGCCAGTTGTCGCTATGCCAGCATCAACAACTACTACACCGGCTGGGGGATTGGTGATTTTGTACACATAACCACTGTTACCAACAATGTAGCCAACATTGCCCACGCTGTCAATAGCCTCAGGTGCTCCACCGACTACGTAGCCAGCAGTTGATTGCACCCAATCAGGGTCTTGGATACCGTCTAACTCATCGGCATCCACAATGTGCATCTCGTCAGCGGCAATAGCTACTATCACTACTGCATATCCGGCAACGCACGCTATACCTACAGGGCTGTTTGCGACCTCAACGGTATCTATGTCTTCCATATACCATGTCGATCCACCATCAAGAGTGTAGATAATCTGAGATGGTGTTCCGGCAGAGCCGCCTTCTGTCAACGTAATACCCATGAACTTCTGGCAACCGTCTGATAGTTCTGCACACTCGCCGCAAGACGGATTGTCACACCGCGCAGCATCTACTACCTCATTGATTATGCCACCGGGGGTGCGGTCTGCATACTTGACTGGAACGTACTCATACGCTCTAATTCCTGAGATATCAATGGTTTCGTCAACTTTGGAATTCTCACCTGGTTCAAGTGTACCCAATGGGTCTGTAGAATAAGACTCAAAGGTTACTGCTTCCCAAATCAGGGCCTTCTCAAAATCATTGAAGACGCCAGGAGCAGCACAATTGCCAAGGTGTAGCTGAACGTCGTGAGCACATTTGCGCATAGCAAGCGTCAATACTCTGCTCTTGACATCACGGGGGTAGCGACCCATCAAACTGGTTGACGGACGCTCTTCCTCATCACGAACTGAGCCTGTTTCAATGAAGTCTCCATAGCGGTCTTTGCTCGGTTCATAAATCGGGGTTGTGCCACCAAAGTTCTTTTCCATCCCTTCCATTTTCAGGTAGTACAGGAATTCAGGTTCACGATCTGCGCGCGCACGACCTTCTATGATCCAAACTCTAGTGAATGCACTTGCGAGGGGGTTTCTTTTACCCATTAGTCCTCCTATTTATTCTCTTTGTACATATTGGATATCCTGCGGGTGACGATCTGTTGGACAGCACTCCGTAACAGATTATAGCCACCGGCTTGCAGGTCATCGAGGCTAATGAGACCTCGTTGAACAAGTAGATTGTTCAGTTCTTTCATCATTTCAACACAATCAATCTCGGCAAGGTCAGGCGGGTTGCATGGCACTCCCTTATGTGCGTCTAACGATGACATCCCGTCCTTAACCCAAGACTGTCGTAACCAACCATTTTCATCTTCGTAAATTGTCAATCTCATCTCGCATCCTTCCTACGCCGCAACTGCACTCACTCGCAGTAGTCTAGGGCGCATATTGTGCAAACTTCGATACACCTCTACCTCTCCTTGGCGCGTGCCAAAGGGGTTGTTCAGTATTTCAGGGGGCGTAAATATAACGTTTACATCGCCGCCCGACTCGGCAAGGTTGCGTGAGTAATAGGTAACTGCCTGTGCTATAGGCTGAATTGGTCTTGCTTCTCCGCCACACGGCATACGGGCTGTTGCTAGGTGAGCGATGTTGCGTGCTAGTGCTCTATCTAGTTCTGTACAGTTTCTCTCGTTCAGCCAGTTCTGGTTCAGTTCGCCACATTTGTACCATATTTTGACAGCATCAGGTTCGCGACACTCAGTCCAGTTTACTTTCTCCCACTGGGAGTTGGTTGTGCTGTAATCCGCAGGCGAGAGTGACACAAAGCCACCCTCGGCATCGCGAACTGTCAGACAACCGTCTTGAGCAATGAGTGAACAGGATGTGCAACCTATGCCCCCACAAGCCGTGCAACATATCGGGCTAACGCCACCACCTTCGTGTTCCCAGAGGAACTGAGCACTGTTCTCTGTGCTATCTGTGTACTCTCGGCGTACTTCAACCTCATCAACGTAGCTTGCTGCTGGGGTTGCGTCTATGGCTGTTACTTGCCCCTTGGGAATAGCGTCCCACAGAGAGGGGAGGATCATCTTCCAGCTCTCAACTGTGATTGTTGCAATGCCACCTGTGATTGCCACTGAGCGCAACGGGCGTATCTCCCATGCTGGGTCGCCGCTGTGGTTTGCAAAGTACAATCGTAGTTCACAGGGGTCTGTTGCAGTTACCGTCTGGGTGATAGTTGCTAACGAGTTCCATCCATCAGTAGCCGTAGCCATTGAGTATACGAGTACAGAAGTTGCTGGGCCGAGGAGTACGGGTGTGCCTTCCAAGTCCGCATTACGTCTGCCACCAGCAATTATCTTGCCCCAGTTGGTCTTTACGCCTTTCATCTGTCCATGAGCACCGACACCCCCACCGTAGAGTTCTACACGGTTCTCACGGGGATATTTGTGATATTCTTGTGAAATCCACACAGGAGAAGGCCAGTAGCCCAGAAATTCTGCAATGTCGTACTCAGCTTGTTGAATTATGCGTGCTAAGTCCTCTCGACTTATATTGCCAGGATTTTGGTAGCCGAACTGTTTCCAGATAGGTCGTCCATCTACCATGTCCCCTGCGCCAGCGGCGATGTTGACACCGTAACTCGTGAACGGTTCTGGGGAGACCTGAGGAAGTCGCGCACCGTTGAAATGCAACGGGTTCAGCCCCATAATCTGCGCGTATGTGTCTAGCGGTAAGAGTGTGTATATATCTGCTCGCGCCATTGTTACTCCACAATTGATTCAACTATAATTGCGACTGTGCTGAGTGCAAACGGTATACAGAACAAAACTGTTGCTTCAGGAAAACGAGCGTAAGCAATGGTAACTATAACTCCAAACCATATACTGTTGCACCAAATACATGTCAATCCTTTAGCAAACTGGTTTCTACCATACGGTTTACTTTCTTCATCGTACTCAACACCAACAAGATGCCGAAACTTCTCAAATACCTCATAAGGGCCATCCTCGTGAGCTACCAGAGAAGAAATTCGCCATACAGCCAGTGCAATTAGAATAAACATGACAAATTTCATCTTAATAGTCCAAATTACAATCAAAAAAAACCGAGTGTGCTTCCTGCACGCTCGGTGTGAACGTTATATTTCTATTCAGTTGTCTGTTCAACTGTCTGTATTATAGCACCATTGGTGCAAATATTCAAGGATGAAATCAGAATAAGAGTGGTTGCATCTGCGCTTCTGCTATGCGTTTTTGGGCTATGTCAAAGTAGTCGGGGTCAATTTCGATGCCAATAAACTTACGATTATGCTTAACTGAGGCCACACCTGCTGAGCATGAACCCATTGTGAAATCTAATACCGTATCGCCAATTTCTGTGCTGTCAAGTATCAGCTTTTCTATCAGCGGAACGGGTTTCTCGTTTGGATGTAGCAAGTCATTAGGCATAACCCGTCGCTGATTTATAATTGTTCTTGGTCTCTTTCGGGGAAAGACAAATCCATCTTTAATGGCAAACAGTATGCTTTCATGTTGCGGGGCATATTCACTATTTAAGTCGCCCATGCCATGAACAATCTTATTCCATATAATTTGTGATTTTACATCAAATCCCGATGAAACAATCTCATTTAGAAATGCTTGTTGCTTATCCCATCTGTAAAATACATAGATAGCTTTTCTTGTTATTCTATAAGCATCTTTTCCCCACCCCAAAAACGGTTCTTTATCATTCCTTATCTTGGGTTTCCACTGCGTTTTGTCAGAGCGCCTGGCGCTCTGATAGTCTATTCCGTAAGGAGGGTCTACGATTGTCACGTCTGCGGAATTATCAGACATGTTTTGCATAATATCTAAACAGTCACCCAAATGCAGCTGACAGCTGTTTTCTATCACGACAGATTCGTTCTATCCAGCGGATTAGGGGGAGGGACTTCAAACTTGAACCCCAGAGCGTCAATAATCCGTTGTGCCTTTATTGCTCCAATGCCGTGTAGTTGCTGCAATCCATCTGCGCCCAATGCCAACACGCCTTCTTGTGTCGTTATGCCTATGGTTTCTAATTGTTCTGCAATTGCAGGTGATATACCTGGCAGGGAACGCAAGTCTGATATCTGTGCTGTTTCAACAGGGGCAACAGGTCGTTGCATAATTTCTTCAATGGTCTTAAGTTTAGGGACATCTGGTTGAACATCTGGCTGGGCAACTTCTTGAGCAACCTCTTGAGCAAGTTCTTGGGCAGGCTCGGTGACACTTTCTTGAGCAGACGCTTGGACAATTGGCTGGACATCCATCTCTATCAACTGTGGCACACCAGGCATATCAACTATTTCTGCTATCTCAATAGCCACATCCTGTATTGTTGCGGGGATAGGAGTAAAAAAGTGTGGCTGTGCTTCAACATCCGATCTATGAACAAGGAACTCTGCTCCGCCACCCTTATGACCATATCGTGTTCCTGTCGCAGCACCAACCACTTTTTGATTACCCTTATTGGGATGTGTATACTTGCACATCAAAAAGTTATCATCTTCGCTACGCATCTTTTCCACCGTAGCAGAATTATCATTTATCACATTCAAATTTGGCCTGGATGTGCGTCTGCCGCCACAACCACTACAACTTTTAGCCACAGGAACCTCCTTTAGTACTCTCTCTGAATATTGTAACATTTTTACAGCAATACGTCTACCCTGTTCTGTGTGCTTGCTTGCCTTTTCACGCCGTGTGCCAGTGTGCATCTTGTAACTTATTAGCTGTTCTGGCAATCTGACATAACAATAGTTGCGTGCCATCACCCAGTGGTAGAGAACGTCTTCAAAACTCTCCATAGTTTCGTCAAATCCACCAATAGCCATATGCCATGCTTTAGGTACAAGACAGGTAACAAGACACCAATGGAATGGCTTTGCGTAATCAGCCCCCTTTTTCTCAGGTTGCCGTTGTGCCCTCTCACAGTCATAGTCAGCAGACCTGCCTGAGATTGTGGCGATATTAGTACGCGTATTGTAATGAAGAACCTCTTCTGCTTTGAAGTTCTTTTTCAAATCCTCATCAGTTGTCACATGAGAACTTACGTAGTCTGTGTAGACAATTGCACCCTCGTCTTGGAAGGCAAACAGACACTTTTCCAGAAACTCAGGGGCGAATTGGTCATCAGCGTCCAAGAATACGAGGAATGGCGCACGGGCATGTTCTGCCCCTCTGTTACGTGCGTACCCTGGCCCTTTGCTGCCAGTTTTGACAAGGCGCACATAGGGATATGCGACCAGTTCAGGCTCGTTGGGGCTATCCCATGCCAGAACCACCTCCCACAAGCGGTAAGTCTGTGACTCAACACTGTCGAGAGCGTTATAGACTTCCTTTTCGTGTCCTTCACCAACAGGTATAACGATACTCACAACAGGTTCATCATACTGACGTACAGGGTGAGATGCGCGTTTTTCAGGAGGTGTAGTACGGCAGGCAAACGGGAACTTCTTATCCTTTGCGTGGGGGTGCATACTTAGCCAGCGTGGTTCAGTAAGTTCGTCAGAATGTTGCCCCTTGTTGCCCGAAACCATACCTGTACCCAGACTGTAGATGAATAGACCAGCCTTGGTGACTTGTCTGACCCCATAACCGATTGCCATGATGCGCGTCCAGAGGTCTGCATCTTCTGATCCTGCGCCAAGAGGGGCATAACGTGACTTATATCCCCCTGTGCGCTCCCATGCTTTCTTGCGGACAACACAACATGTGGGGACTTGATTATGACCACGTGCGTTGTCTTTGGAACGATAGGTGAATTGTAAGTCGTAGTTACAATCGGAAGGCCATGTAGTCAGTCCTTCTTTGCCATCAGCCTTTATGCCCCAGATACCCGTGTATGCGATACCCAATGATGGGTCTTTCTCTAGCTCTGGCAAACATGCTTCTAAGAACTTGGGTGCTATCTTATCGTCAGCATCAATGCAACATATGTATTCGCCTCGTGCTTCTTCTATACCACGATTGCGGGCTACGGCTACCCCACTGTTCCGCTGTGCAATGTAGCGCACATTCTGGTATTTTTGTGCCAGTGCTGTAGCGACTTCAGAGGTATTATCTGTACTACCATCGTCAACTATGATAATCTCAAGTGCGGGACGTGCTTGTTCCAGTGCGCTTACAACTGCGCGTTCCAACATGTTCGCGTAATTGTAGACTGGAACTATCACAGATACCTGCCCCTTGTACGGATGTGGTTTCATTGCAAGGCGGTAGATACCAGCAACCTGTTCTGCAATGACCTCCCACTTGTATTCCTTAGACATCTCACGTCCGTTCTTGCCCAGAGTGTCGCGGTGTTCAATACAGTACGCAAGACCACGAGCGAAGTCATCTATGTCATTAGGGCGTGCAAGGTAGCCATTTCTCCCATGTTCAATTAGCTCTTTATTCCCTCCCCACGCAAAGCCCAGAACTGGTACAGCAGCGGCCATTGCTTCTAGCACTCCAATGCCAAAGGTCTCTTTTGTGGTAGACAGATAGACCGTTGCTTGTTCAACGAGCTTCTTCATTTCAGCATGGGGGCGCAATCCTATCTCTTTGATATTGGGCAAGTTCTTATTATACCCAACTGGCAAGAATGTTGTCAGATAGCGTATACCTTTCACCTTTTCAGCAAGTTGCACCATGGGAGTAGGGTCACACACGTCACGGTTGCGGTTCTTGTTCCACAGCACGTAATCACCGTGTTCCTGCACATTCCATTCTTCCACCTCTATTCCGTGCGGGACAATATGGGGATCAATGCGCATATCGCGGCGTATGGTCTCTGCAACCCACTCTGTAGGGACTGTGACCTCTCTAGCATGGCGCAGGGCTTCTATAACGTTGCGGTTGGCGTTGTATTCTGGGGCTGTGCATTGGTAGTCGCTCGACCAATATAAGCCGTGGCTGTGACAAATATCAGCTTGCTTACCCGTAGTCCCCGCGTGTGCTGCTAACAAATCAAAGCTAGATGCCGCTTTAGGAACAAGTTCAACTCCATAGCTAGGCAAGTACTGAAAATATGCTTGGATGCACCGGCGAATGCCACTCTCGTGCTTGCTATAGTCGTCCCTATGCGGAATCATCATCACTTTCATTTTGCTATCCTAAACGCTATCAAACTATCAACTTGCAATATCAATTCGCAACTCGGTGCTACCAGCTCATCAATCGCAATCTTCACTTCAGGCCACTCAACGTTGTCATGTTCATTGTCCCCGTAGTCGTCAAATGCAATGATACCGCCAGGTGTAATGCGGGGAAGCCATGTGTCAATATCGCCACGCACGCCCTCTCTGCTGTGATCGCCGTCAACGAACACCATGTTAATCTTGTCAGTACCCGTGAGAAGTCTCACGTTGCCTGCGGACACTGTTTTGCTGTCTTGTAATATCTGGTAGTGACGACCTTGTATGTCTATTCCGACAAGCGCATTGAGTTCTCCTTGCAATGAGCCTAATGCGCCATCCTGGTTGACATCAATGGTGCAAACACTAACATCAGAACGAGTCTCTAACATGGCGACAGACGATGTGCCTGCTCCTGCACCGATGTTGATAATTAGTGGTGCGGGAGGGAGTGTTATAACTAGCCCCTTTATGCCTAATACTTCCTTTTCAGTAAGGTAGCCAAATGCGTTTGATAATTCAATTGCTTTGCTCATTTTCACCTCGGTCAGTAGATGCCAGAACTTGCGTACCTGGTCACGGTCACTCTCTTTCTCTTTTTCTGTCAGTTGTTCATAGGAAGTGTTAGCTTGCCTTAGCCAACGTGACATTTGCTCAGGGGAGAATAATGTGCCGTCTGCTTGTTCAGACATATAGTTTATCCAATGCGCCCAAATATCGTGCTGTGCGCTTGCAAGTTTCTCAAATAGCACACTATCCATTGTTTTCTACCTTTGGTGGCACTTCTTTGGGTAACCACCGCTTTATCTTCTCCAAGTGTTCAGCGGGTATTCTGTCAGTACAAACCTGCCCCGTGCCAACATTTGAGCCATTGGTGTACCTGATAGGGTTCTGACGTGTGCCGAGAACCAACATCTCACGCTCATTGACAACTGATGTGCCCTGCATTTCTACCTCCCACGGGTTCCAGTCAGGCATTAGAACGGTCAATAACAGTTCTTTATTCCATATTGCAGCTTGTAATGACATTTCATACGGTGAACCGGGCGCATGAATGAGATCATAGTGTCCGTAGGGCTCGTAGTCTCTCATCCCGCCAGCATATAACCTGTCCATCGTCAAGTCCATGCGGAGAACTAGAGGGTTGATACACATGTATTCTAACAGTGTAACTACTCCCCTTACATCCACAGTCCTGTTCAACCAGTAATCGTCCAGCAATAGCACGACAAGTTGCTCTGGGATACTGTTGAGATATTTGACAAACCCATTTGTCCACTTCTCTTTAGGCCAACCGTCCGCAAGGTTGACAGGTACAGGCGTGAAGTTCTCTGGAAGGGCGAACGGGGGAAGGGACTCGCACAGGACATCTACCGGCTGTTGAGCAGACCAATAGACGTTGAACAGATATGCCATTGGGCGTAGTGCCCACATTTGTTTATCGCATGTTGTTACGAGTACTTTGTAGTTCATCCACTATTCCTCATCGGCACATCCATATTGTGCGGTAAGCATCACGGTCTACCACATGTGTTCTGCCAAGCGGCTTAGCATACTCAAAGTGCCTCAATAAGAGGTTGAGCATCTGTTCGTCATTAGAGATACCGGTATTGAATGGTTCTGGCTCGTATCGGACTTCGATGAGTGAAATCTTGAAGTTGTCTGCCATCCATTGTAGAGTTGCAGGGATATCATTGAGATAGGCAAGAACACTAAAACACATGCAAATATCAGCTTGTGCAAGAATAATAACACTACCTTTAACAAGTTCATTGATATCTATGTTCATCAACTCAATATCTTTAGTGCTTGATACAAACAACTCAACCTCATCTATTCCTTTCACCCACTTCGCGCCAGCTATGTGAGCACGCCATGTAAAATCGCCATATCCACACCCCAAGTCAATTACACGTTTCTTCCGAAAGTTCACTGCTTGCGAGATAGGTCGCCACATATCATTGGCACGAGTATTATAGTCAGTTTGTTCTATGATGTTTTGCATACTACAGTTCCAGTTGACTCTGTCAATTTGCCTTCTTTATATGAATAAGCACCTGCTTCAAAACTAGATATCGGAACATAATCAACCTTTCCATCCAGATAAGTTAGTTGATAACACAACCTGCGAGGGAGGTTTTCAGGAGTGCAATAGTAAACCCCAGTAATTATAGGGTAGAAATCACTATCACTTCTATATGCGTACCTATGTTCTGGTTTTGCAAGTACTTGTTCAATTCTCATTGTTTGCACAGTTGCTCCCACGTCTTGTTTATCCAGTATTCGTCATTCGGGGGTCTTTTGTCAGGTCTTGGGTCACATGCCAACCGACTCTCTGCCCAGTCGATGATATAGGGATGATTGTCCTTTACTATCACAGCAGCAGTAGTAAGATCGCCATGCCTGATGCCATACGCTCCCAATTCCCCCAATATTCTCTGCTTGTGTTGCATAAACTTGTCTACATCTGTCACAGGTTGACTTTCTCCTAAATCATCCATAGCAATTGTAAATCTGTCCAGTCGCATGGCTCTTGGAACATAACCTGTGTGCTGTAACCTTCGCAGAATATATATCTCATTCTGTATCAAAAAGGGAATAGAGCGTTTATATATTTCCCCTTTGCCGCGCCACACTATGCTAATGCCGTTGTCAGACAGTTTCTCAACCACCGCAAGCAGTGTCAGCTCATCGGGCGCAAACTCGTGTATCAGTTCTAACCAACGGTTCATGGGTTCTCCCAGCTCCATTCTGTAGCTAATTCTTTATGCCAATCATAGTTAGCACATGAACCAAGCAAGACGCAAACAAGGTCACCGTTAGAAATAGCTACTATCTCTGCCCATTTGTGATACCAGTATTCTTTCTCTACTGCTTCTGCCAATTGCTTTGCTTCTTCAATAGTTGAACTAACACCACGATAGTCTGCCACTATATTTGGTAGTCTAATTTCGTCGTGCTGATAACAGAACTTTACAAATACGTAATACATATGTTCTCCTTCGCATGTATTGTAACAATTCTTGTCCAATTTGTCAAGATAAACGGTAATGCCCCCTGACATTTCTGCCAGAGGGCAAGGAAGGAGAAAGTGCAAAATGTTACTGCAACATTATGCCCATTAGTTCCAGACTGCGTAGAAGGTGTCTTGCCCACGTATGGATAGACCACCATCAGCGAAGTAGGAGCTTGCAGGATCGCTAGAGCGTAGATGCTGAAGCGGCACGTATTTCACATTCTGTATCTTTCCAGCTAACTGAGGGGTAACGAGAATGACGCGCTGTTCAGATTTCAAGGCCAATTCGTAACAGAACCTTGTCTGGGACAGTGCCCATTCGTAAATCCCATCATCAGTCCAGAACGTTTGCATGTTCCGCAACAGAGCTATATTAGCCTGTGCGATGCCATCGTTATAGTCAAGATGTTCACGCTTTGTAGCGAGAATGGTTCCACCGCGCGCCTTGATGGGCACGAAGTAGATGGAACTAGCATATTCGCTAGCGTTGAGATTGCTGGAGTCATTTGTGCCGTTAGCTTCATAGATGCCATCATCTACAATAACGGGATAGTTTCGACCATTGATGTCGATTGTCATGCCAGACCGCATTGCATCACGGTCTCTCATGTTCTCTCGTCCGTCAATTACGGTGCGTGAACCCGCACCAACAACACTATTCGCACAGCGATTGGTGTTGTACTGACAAGGCCAGATTTCGGTCAGCACCTGCCACAGTTCGGGGCGCATCACCCACACCCAGTCAACGGGCAACATGCCCATTCTGCGTGCGTTGAAATAGATGTACCATTCGAGCATAGACATGTACTCAACGATTGAAGGCGCAGTGCCCTCAACGTCAGCATAGCCAAAATCCTTCACGTCAGAGTCCATCGCAGAACATGCAACATTAGTGTACTTGTCAACGTAACCTGTTGCAATCAGTGCGTCCAAACCAGCGAACTCAGTACCCCACTTGTCGTTGGTTCCGAACACGCCCTGCCACATGGTATAGTTGAGTTTCCGTTCAGCGTTAATGCCAGCGGTGACCATTGCTGCGGCGGTTATGATGGACAAAATCTGTCTTGTCTTGCCCTCCAAACCACGAGGTTCGAGCTTAGTTAGCCCAAGCACCTCTCCTGCCACACGCAGGTCTTTGAAGTCGCCACGATGTAACCGGCGCATTGTGTTATTGAACTCAATAGTGGGAGTATCGACACGAAGCAGACCGAACCTTGCGGTCTGGTCACAAGACTTCATGTGTCCGAAAGCGGCGGGGTCACAGGCATTTGCTAATGCGGTCTGCACACCACCATCTGTATCGGTAAAACCAGTAATTGTTGAATATGTTGGGTCTTCGTCCACACTTGCAATCATCGGAAGGACTGGAGCAATACCCACGGGGCGGATGTGTGCAGTGACAACATCACGCTCTGTAGTTCTGCTAAACATTCCACCTAACCCGTGTAACTGGTTAGCCGTCTGTACAGTGGACACAGTATCATGCTTCTGCTCAAGGGCTTTCATAAACAGAAGGTTCTGATTCTCCAACGCTTCAGTTAGTGCATTTAATTCGTCAGACATTATACCTCCTATCGTACCTGCCCAGGAAGTGTCCCTGTCAGAATATCTACCAGGCCACCTTCAAGCGGGTCATTAGTATCGCTCATCATGGTCTCTTCAGGGCCATCTTTAGCCAACTTTGTGCGACCATCGAGCTTTGCTTCATCGGCTTCTGTTGCACTGAACCACTGCAATTGCTTTCCCAAGATGACATCTGCGAACAACGCGGACTGAGAAACAGCAGGGGTGTTAGCGAGAGTGTGTTTGACCTGTTCCTCTATGTCTTTCTCTTTCTGGGCAACGGCTTCTGCGACAGGTGCAATCTTCTCGTCAACCATCGTACTAATCTGTTCAGCGAACTGTTTGCCGAATGCTTCAAAAACAGACTTCAACTGAGCAACTTGATCCTCAGTAAACGCCTGCTCATCCTCGCCTGCGCCCTTCTCAGGGTCAGACTCGGGGGGGTCTGATGGTGCATCCTCTTCCTTGCGCTCCATACCAAGGTTATCAGCCATGTCAGAAACACCTTTCAGGCTTTCTGCCAGAGCATTGAGGTCAGCTTCAGAAAAACCATCATCAATAAGTTGCTGTCGTTTTTCATCTGTTAATGCCATATTTACCTCCTTTAGTATCGTAAATCCGGCTAGTTTATTAGCGGCAGCCCAAGCAGGGAGAGGGCTAATTTCTTTAGTTACGTGTTGAATGATTATGGTGGGGTCTTCATCGGAGCGTTTGATATACTGTGCTGGCATACCGTGCGAAACTCCCCACGCTACATCACTATTCTGTATGGCAGTCGCTATTGGCTCGGCAATTTTGTTGAAATAGCCCGCCGCAACTGCACAACCGCTTTCTTCGTCATAGGCTACGGTGGTAGCCTTCCCCAATACCAGTTCAGGACAATGCCACAGCCATAGTTCTGGAAGTGGTGTTTCGCCTTTATCAACCATCTGCACAAAGCCTTTATGGGACTCTGATGCGATGATTTCGGGCGGACTGTCCTCGTCACGGATGTTGTTACTGTAAGACGCAATCCACAACATCTGACCATCTTTTCCTTTGAGTATCGTAAATGTATTTCTGTTCTTCCCCGCATTTTGCTTCTCTTTTTTGCTAACCAATTTTTTGCCCACCAAGCCAGAGAGACGCTTCATAAAGCCACTGAATACGTTTCGTATACCCTTATCATTGTCGATTTCCTCATCAGCAATGACATTATCAACCATCGGCGAAATCATACTTGTAAGTTCCTTGACTTTCTTTTCTTGTTTCTCTATTGCTTCTTCCATCGCCTCATACGAAGCATAAGAAATAAGCTCAATAGGTACTCCATTCACCTCGTCTACCTCTTTCTCGGCATCTAATTTTGTGTCAACCACCTCTGCATATCCACTAGTTGTAACTGTACTTTCACTCATCTTGAACTCCTTCTTCTCAGCAGTAATCTTTTCGGCAATAATCAAAGCTGCTATCTGTGCAGTTGCCTTATCACGCGTAGTATGGCAACCCGCCAGCTTGTTATCGGTTTTCTTAACAACAGCAAATGGTTTGCCTTTACATCGAGTATCATTTCTAACTATTTTCCAAGGCATCTTTTACCCCAGTTGGGGCAACAAAAAAACGGACGCACCTTTCCCATTTTCAGGGGGTACGTCCGATGTGAACGTTAGTTCTATTCAGTTATCTTGATTTTACACGTTTATTTGTGTGTTGTCAATACTCAATTTGGACAATTATAGTCCGAATTATCCTGTTTCAGGACATTATCTTCTTGAAAACAGCTTTTAGGGTGTACGCAAGCTCTTTCTCGGTCATTTCGTTCATTAACATATCAACGCTGACACCCAACTTGGGTTCTAGCGGGATGATTTCAGGTGGCAACCAGAAGAACGGGATGCCGTTCTGCACCATTACAAGAATGTGCATGAACGATATTCCCTCCTTTTGTTTCGCTGTTGATTGAATACGCAGGAACAGGTTGTTCCACTGCGGGTTGATTTGTCTCTTTGGTTTGATTGTGTGATCGTTCATGGTTCTCCTTCCTAGAATAAATTGAAAGATGCTTTTGCCATTGCCTTTGCTGTATTCAGTTGAAACGGTATTGTTCTCTTTAGTCTGACAGCAATATCAAAGCGACGTGCTGTAATGCCTTTGCGAGGAGCTGACATAGCTCTACGTCCCCGCGCAACAACTCTGCCACCGCCCGCACGAGTATTTAGCCGAAGGACACGAGTCTTTGATTGCCAGTCATCTGACATGATTGCCCATCGTTCATCCGTTCCCCAGTTAAGCCAAGACATGCGTGCTTCATTTGTGAATGCACTCGCAATTAGCCTGCCACCCTTTATTTCTACCTTTTTGGTATATGTAGGTCTTTCAGAATGTCTTGGGTCAGAACCAGAAAAGTTGTCTGACACCTTGCGAAATTCTTTCTCAATTGCTTTGGTCTCCTTCTCAGCAACTTTCCGCAACTCCTTCTCGTATTTCGCAATATTCATCTTCTTGGGAATAATTGCTTTCAAACTTATTCGTGCCATCTACATATCCATCAAGTCTAGTATTTCTAATATTCCCATTACCTCAACTACTTCTTCCTCCCTGATATCGTCAAACAAGTCACGTGCAATCGTGCGTAGCAATCTGGGATTAGGTCGCCCACTGAGGTTGTGCATTCCTGCCGCTACTGCTGGTGCTGCCGTGTAGACTGTGGCAATTGCGCCACCGAAGCTCATTGCTCCTGCATCTGCCTGGAAAAACAAAATCCCGCCACCGGGGATAAACAAAGTAGCAAGTACACCTACGAATGTTATTGCACCTGCGAATGATTTCACTCCTTGCTTGGCTACTGTGCCGACAAAGGTTATCGCGCCCGCCAGGGGTTTTAGCGTCTCTCTAGCTAATGTTCCTGTGAATGTAATTGCTCCGGCAAGGGCCTTTCCTGCACGTGCTAGAACTGTACCCGTGAACGTGATTGCGCCAGTGATAGCTTTTAGTATGGTAGTCTTGGTGAGAGTGCCTACAAAAGTACTTGCACCAGCGAGTACCTTGAGCGCCTTTCCTATTGCTGTACCGGCGAAAGTAATCGCTCCTGCAATAGATTTGAATGTCATCTTGATAGCGGTAAGGGCACCATTGAAGGTAATCGCACCTGTGATGTCGTCTGGTATAGTCTTTCTAGCAAGCGTTCCAACAAAGGTAGATGCGCCAGCTAGTGCTTTCAGAGCTTTGGCAAGGAATGTGCCAACGAAGGTAATTGCGCCTGCTATTGACTGAAACGCTATCTTCATGCCAGTGACAGCACCGGTGAATGTGATTGCACCTGTGATGTCGTCTGGTATAGTCTTTTTAGCGAGTGTGCCGATGAATGTAGATGCACCAGCTAAGGCTTTTTGCGCCTTGGCTTTTAGGTTGCCAATAAAGGTTATCTCGCCTGCAACTGCTTGAGGAAATACTGCTGCTTCTACAACATTGATTGATGGTGTGTTGTCATAAGCGTTGAGAAGCGTGTTGTCAGCTTGCAACATCCTGACTTCGATATCATCGGCATTATCAACTTGTGCGCTGTCAATAATGAAAACTAGCTCGAACTCAGTCTGGTAAGGTTCAGCTCCGGCACTACCATCGTTGCCAAGAGTGACAGCACCCAGTACGTTATTCTCATCCATCTCCCCTGCTGTCCATTGAGGTGCTGTAGCTGCTAATTGCTCAGTTGTTGCATCGCCATCATTGATAACCCACGTGGTATCTGCTGATGCTGTGAATTGAATAGGAGTTCCTGCCCCTATGTCAATCCATACGCCAAATCCCTCGCCGCCGTCCAGTCGATATTGGAATTTGAGCGTAAATGCTGCTGTTTCTGTTACCGTTCCCTGGTTGTCAACTGCAATCTGAAAACGGACACGCTTGATGACATCAACGTCAATGTTGCCACCAGTATTGAGAGCGTATAGCCACGTAGCTCCTGCTTCTCCGCCGTCATCGTTGCGAATGCGGAAGAGTGCCTGTTTTATGGTTGGGGGAATTGCCTTACCCATATCTTCGTTCTCCCTTTAGATATGCGCTTTTCAGTTGCAACATCTTCTCGTCCATTGATTGCATTATTTTCTTGAACTGTTGGTCGGGGATGTATCTGCCGAATACCACCTTGCGCCAGCCAGGACGTGTAAGATAGTCAAACATGCCAAACTGGTCACCACCGAACCACTGGTTATGTTCATACCAATAGAAGTCCTTCGTGAGTGAGAACCAACCAACATCCTCTCGGAACTGAATTACTGCTTGAACATCGTCCCAAGGAACATCCTGTGGATCAATATCTAGGTTACTGAGTGTTGACCCGTCCCCGTAGAATACTAGCCATTCAGGATTACCCACCAGCCGTACAAGTGAGGTCATATGTAAATTGTATGCTATCGAGATTGACCACGTTGATTGCGCCGAATGTGTGCCTGTCCATCAAGGTCACTCCAGCAGCATTGTTGAATAATCCATGTTCAGTGATTGCAAACGGGCCAGCAAATGTGACAGTGCCGACACTCTCGTAGATTACAGGTGTGTTCTCAACCTGGTTCCCCACTGCTCTAGCACCACCGTAAGGAATTCCCAGACCAACATCACCAATAACAGCGCCACCTACACCAGTCCCGCAGTCATGGTGCTTATAATCTCCCCACGTTGCTGTTTCTGCGATCAATTCATCAACCATGTCCTGACAGAACGCGGTTGTGACTACGCCGTGTGCAACGATACCGAGGTCGTATGACCAACCGGTTAATTTAGTTACTTTTGCGCTGAGTTGCCCACGCATGATGACAATGCCTGTTAACTTTGTGAACAGTCCGGCAAGGTGATAGATGAACAAGTTCCATAGGTAATTGGGGCGCAACCTATTCTTGATTGTGTAAGATACTATATCAATATAAGCGGGTATCTTGCGTGCTTTTACTGAGCCTTTGCTCATTAGTTTTGACGATATCATTTATTACTCCTTAGCTTTCCTTCTCTTTAATCCTATGATCTCACCCATCTCGTTGCGTTCAAGCTCAATGTCTTCGTTGATGCGTTCTTTCTCTTTCGGAACGTTAACCGTAATGGGTGGTGCGTTGATTTCTTGAGGTGATATATTGACCACCGGGGGCTTTTGTGGAGGGATATTGATTATAGGTGCGTCTTGTTTCGGGACATTGACCACTGGTGCTGAGACGTTTACAGTAGGCGTTTTCTGTTCAGGAATATTGACTGTAACCTGAGCAGGGGGAACGTCTACTGCAACAACTGTTGGCGGTTCAGGTTGGTCAAGGGCATCTTGTAATGCACCCAGTGCCTTCCTGATACTGCGTTTCTTAGATTTGCGACTGAATATACTCATTATGCCCTTTTTAAAATCTCTAGGACTATTCTCTTGGGATAGATTGGCTTCATCCGAAGGGCGAACACCTATCGCTGACTCATCTTCTGCGTTACTATCTGCCCCCTCACGGACACCTTGCCGACCTTCAGATGTGATGCCTTGTGCTCGTTCTTGTGCAGATAACTCTTCTTCTTGAACGCTAAGGACTGTCTCATATTGTAGTTGTAGGTCTCGTAAAGCTGCCAAAGCCTCCCTCGCTCTGCGAGATGCGTTTTGTTTACTCTCATTGGCAATTACCTCCATGGCGACAGGGATTTGCTTCGATATTGCGTCTAGCACATTATCAGGGTCGTTCCCGCGGATGTCCAGTGGGTCTGAGATGCCGGGGAGCGCCAAGATAGTTGTGTATTCAGGTTTTTCATTGTAGAATAGAGTTTCTAGTGGTTTCCCGTTAGGGAGACGACCATCGCCCAGTTCTAGTTCCGCAAACTGAGCAGTGCTAATCTCGCTCTCTCGCACCATGCGTTCTCGCTCTGCGCGCAAGTCTGTAACACCGACTGCAATGTCTTGCTTACGAGTGAGTGAACGCTCCTTGCGTATCTCAGCCCGTTGTCGATCTTGTGCATCGTCCTGATAATCAAACACCATCTTGAGATAAGGCGGGAGGAAATAGTTATTGAACATGTGTTCTGTTTGCTGGATAATCTGACCAGGGCCTTTGCCGCGCTGCTTGATGTGAGAGAGTAGTGCATCTGCCCTTGTAGCCCCACTTTGGGACTGAGGCCATAGTTCTCGTGCATCAACACCGAAGGCAAGGGCAATAGCTGCCATAGCGATGTCTGTGGATGACTGCTCATCAAAACCGTCCGGGAGTTCTGAGAGGTTGATTAGTGCAATGTCAGGTTCTTCAATGTCGGGGCTGCCGATAATAGGCAACATGGCGAATCTGCGTAGACCACGACTGTCTGCAATGTTATCTGTAGTCTGTAGGGCTGTGCCAACTGATTCGGCGTCTAGTCCGCCTTTGACTAATAGAATGCCACGTTTGGGACGTGAACCTAGCTTCTCTTCTTTGTAGACCGAAATGTCAAGCATATGTTGGGCGTAGGATGCGGCACGTGAAATAGCACTGAGTCCCACGCCTAGCATCTCAATGCGCTCTGAAGGAAGTTGGGAGTTATATGCAACTCTTGTCCAGTGTATCTTGCGAAGAGTGCCGTCTGTTCGTTGATAAACTACTGGATATTTGGGGTTAGAGGTACGCGTACAGCGATTCGGACTCATGTGTGCCACCGATATAGCAGGGCCGAGTAGAGGGCCGACCTTGTTCTTTGACAGATCGATGATCTCCATAAACCGTCCATTGTCTTGACCAAGCAGGGATTGTAACTGTTTGGAGAAGAATGGTATCCATCCCTCCCCAAACTCAGCTGATTCGTAAAGGCGGCGCTCAAAGCGAGATGCTTCTCGGAAGTGGGCAGTAATGGCAGGGTCTCGCGGCTCGATATGGAACGGGATTGTCGTTAGCTTGCTCACCATGGCATACATTGCGCCTGAGAGCAGGTTGACCGACTTCCAGAACTCTGTTAGCGAACTATCCCGCTGCCTTGACCACCACGGGGGAAGGGTATCAGATGCGAAGTAGAGATATGAGAGGTTGCTAAGCACTCCACCGCCAATTGGGGCTTCGCCTTTGGGACGTGCCTGTAAAGATTGTTGGCGTGCTTCCTCAACGAGAGGGATATTGGCTTTTACGACCTTGATAGCATTTTTTCCGTTACCACCACTCTCTGCAATCTTTATTGCTTCCTCAGCATCAAAAACACCTTTCATGCGTATCTCCTGTACCCACAAGGGGTAATTCGGACAATTTCAGTCTTATTTGTCCATTATAGCATACGCGGGTGATTATTACAAGATTGATTGTTGTAATTCTTCGTGGTGTATGATATAATACAATTGACCTTGGGCAGATAAAATGAAATATGGAATAATCTTATAAGTTAGCTCCTTGTGCTGTTTGCCTTTGGTCAGGTATTTCATCAGTATAAGGAGTTTTCTATTGAGGTGTAATATGTATAAGGCAATAATGACGGAGATGAGAAAAACTGGATTGACATTGAAAGAAATAGGTCAGATTTTTGGAGAAAGAAAACAAAAAATACACTATATAGTTGGAAACACAGGAAGACTGACGCCGATACAACGTTTCTGGAAAAAAGTAAATCGTTTAACATCTGATAATTGTTGGGAATGGACAGGGGCTAAACTTGCTACCAAATATGGAGGAATGGAGATTAATGGTAAACTAATTCGTGTCCATCGTTATTCTTGGGAAATAGCCTTTGGCGAAATACCAAAAGGTTTGCATGTTCTTCATAAATGCGACAATCGATCTTGTGTAAATCCCAATCATCTGTGGTTGGGAACTCACCAAGACAATATGAGAGATCGAGATGAGAAAGGAAGAGGCAAGCCTGGGGGAAAAGAGGGAACTTCTCTTTTATCGCCTAATTTAGTGAGAGCAATACGAAGACGGTACGAGAACGGGATGAACTATGCACAAATAGCAAGACTAGTTAAATACAACCCAGGTGCTATTCATCAAATTGTAAATCGCAAGACGTACAAACATGTAATATAATATGTTTCTGTTCACTTGCCGTACAGATAGGCATTTTGGCAAGGGGTAATTCTACTTTGACTTACGATAGAGAGTATGGTAGAATACAAGTATGAGATACGGTAGCCTGTTTTCAGGGATAGGTGGGTTTGATTTGGGCTTTGAGCGAGCAGGAATGGAATGTATATGGCAAGTTGAAATTGATGAGCATTGCAACAAGGTGCTAGGAAAACATTTCCCAAATGTAAGGAGGCGCACAGATGTCAGAGAAGTCGGAAAAGGACTTGAACCAGTTGAGCTTATTTGCGGGGGCTTCCCCTGTCAAGACCTCTCCGTTGCCGGAAAGCGGAAGGGCTTGGTTGGAGAGCGATCAGGACTTTGGTTCGAGTTCCATAGAATTGTTGAAGAGCTTACTCCCAAGTGGGTTGTCATTGAGAATGTACCCGGTCTCCTCTCAAGCAACGGAGGGGAAGATTTTGCTATCATCCTTCAAGGGCTGGTCAAATGCGGGTATGGCGTGTCGTGGAGGATACTGGACAGCCAGTATTTCGGAGTGGCACAGAGACGCAGACGTGTGTTCATTATCGGAAGTCTTGGAAACGGACGTTCCGCAGAAGTATTATTTGAGTGCGAAAGCCTGTCAGGGAATCCTGCGAAGGGCAGAAAAACGAGGGAAGAAGATACCGAAAGAATTACATCGGGTTTTGGTCACTCAGGCGGGAAAACAGTCAAGCTAAATCCCATTGCTAACACGCTCAACGCACAAAGCGGAAGCAAAACAACAGCTATGATACAAGGAGTAGCTGTCATTCAACAAAATACTCGTGATGAAGTTAGAGTAGTGGGTGATGGCAAGATAGCAGGTGCATTACCAGCACAGCCAGGAATGAAACAACAAAATTATGTAGTATTTGACTGGCAATCCGGCGGTGATGTCCGCCTAAATGTTTCAGACAAACATACAAGTGCATTACAAGCAAGTCAAACACCTGCTGTAGTCATTCCTGCATTTGATGGTCGTGCAGGCAGACAAACACTCAAATCACAACGGATACCAGAGGTGAGAAGTAGCCTACATGGTGTACGCCGACTAACCCCAACAGAGTGTGAGCGTCTACAAGCGTTTCCAGATGGGTGGACAGACAAGCAATCAGATACCCAACGCTACAAGCAGCTTGGAAATGCAGTAACGGTCAATGTGACTGAATGGATTGGCAAACGCATAGTTGCTCAAGTACTTTGACTTATCTACGTGAGATTTTTGAGCAGATTAGACCCACAAGGGGTAAAAGCCCGTAATCACCCCCCCCACTAGCGGGTGTTGCCATTGTGTCAACAAGGATGTGCGTTATTGACAGTTATTGCCCTTGACATCTAGTTTATAGTATGCTATACTAAATTATTCTTCTCCTCCTTTCACGAAGAATGAGACGATCAGCCATGAGATTGGCAATGGTCGTCTCCTTGCTGTTAAATAATACATGCCCCCAAACTCATCGAGCAGGGGGCATGGGGCCAAAAATTTGCCCGGGCTTTGCCTGGGGTACCAGCGAAAGATATGCCTACATGGTTAGTAGGTTAGCCGCACCCACCCATACGGGTAGTATTCGACTGCGCTTCCGCAATATTATTGTATCATAACTTTCAAGCTATTGCAATCTCTCGCGTTGTTTTACCTTCCCTATTTACAACAATCATTGTGTATGATTCTTTCCTCTAAACTTTTCTGCGTATTCAGTAGTAATACTTTCCAGTCGCTCCAAACTTATATGTTGCTTTCCTAGCACCCTTTGTAATATTTTATATACTTCCTCGTCGTCATCAAAATCAAAGTTATATCTTAGGTCACTTGTGTTCCCTTCAACTGCACTCCACAGGAATTTCAATAATTCAGCCCGCATCTCCGCATAGTATATTTCTCTCTTCATTAGGTCAACTTGGTTTTGCTTTCTAGGTTTGTTCATTATTTTCTCCTTTTCTTTAAGGTTTTACAAGCACGCAATTCCCATGTTCTTTGCCTGTTTATCCAGTAGCTAATCATTTCGCTTTGACTTGCCACCCGGCAATCCCTACCGTGGCCCACATCTCCTATCTCATCAAAGTATATCCTGGGTCTGGATACTAGCTGCCCCTTGGGGCAACTGTTACTCCTTCTACACCATGGTAGCCGAGCTAATAGTAGTATATCACGATTGTTGGTTAAATGCAAACGCCCTCACGAATGAGAGCGCTTACATTAGTAGCTCAAAAGACAAAGCCGTTGCTAAGTCGAGGTTGACTATAGTATACCACAATTTTCCCCCTATTGCAACTCGTACTCTTGCGGTACAATTAGGACACGAATTATCCGAATTGTCCCCGTGAAGGGGAAGGAGTCTACGATATGCCACCTACCAAGAGAAAAATGGGTCAAGGGACTGTACAACCAATGGCTCTGTTCGCTGCTGATGGAACAGCTATTGACTTTGACCATGAACTAATTGCACAAGTACCAACCTCAATTCTCGTTCCTCACCGTGCTGTCCATTTAGGTGTCACATTCCTGGTGTGCTACAAATCGCCTGAAGGAAGTGAGATAGCCGACAATGCCAGCATTAACTTTATTATTAACTCAAGATACTCAATGCACTTGTCTTTTCTAGGTGCTGCTGGCGGTGACGCTGAATTAGCACTTTGGGAAAATACAACCTATACCGACGGCTCGCTTATCTCGCCACTGAATATGAACCGTGATTCAGGAGCTTATCCCGATGTGGCGCGCAGAGACGTAACTGTAACAGCTTACGGAACTAACCTGCTCAACATCTTCCTGCCCGGTGGTACTGGAGGCAACTCGTCAGGTGGAGTGTTGCGACTGGGAACTGAGTTTGTTCTAAGCGCCGATACAAACTACTTGCTGGAAAACATCAACCGCGCAGGTCAGGCACAGTCCATGTCACTTCACGCAGAGTGGTACGAAGCAGAACGGGCCGTAATCCCCTAAAATCATTCACAATCCCCTGCAAACAGGGGAAACCCCCTGTAAAGGGCGGGAATTGGACAAAAAAGGTCTTATTTATCCGAATTAGGACACAATCTCAACCTTGTAGCCAAGTTCCTTCTCGACCTCTTCCACAGTCATTTGTTTGGACGCGACTTCTGCATCGTATAAAACCGTGCGATATTCAGGTTTCCAGCACCAGCCAGAACCACCCAAAACCTTAACTATCCGATATTGGGGAGCTTCTTTACAAAAGCTAAATATCTCTAGCCGATCCCACCCTCCTTTGTAAATCACCATGTCAGTACCCTGAATAGTATCTCGTACTATTAATCCAACTTGACCTTCATTTGTTACAATCATCATCCCCGATTTCAAATCTTCCATTTTCATAAGCATTTCTCCTATCCAAACTGCACAATACAGTACGCAATCAGCCCGCATACTGCAACAATCACTACAATTATTAACAATACCGCTTCACCGCCCATGTCATTGGTCACAATAACAACTCCTCAAGCGACTTCCGCCTCTTGCGACTTGGCTCATCTGCCGCATACCCAAGAGGAGTGAAGGCAATTGGCTCTACCCCCTGCGGCAATCCCAACACATCCCTCGCTACAGCAACATCAAAAGCTGCAACCCAACAAGTACCCAATCCAAGAGCAGTAGCAGCAAGAATGAGATGATCCATCGCGATGGCAACATCCACCAACATATAATTAGCCCCGTCACACTTCCGCACCCAAGCTTCCTCCTGCACACCACATATGCAAATAACAATCGGTGCCTGTACGAACCAGTCTCGGTTGAATATACGTCTCAATTCCTCACCACGCCCCCGCAACACCAACAACCGAAAAGGCTGCCTGTTAGCAGCAGTCGGAGCTAATATAGCAGCTTGCAACACCCTCTCCAAATCCTCATCCGACACAGCATCCCGGCGATAAGCACGGACACTGTAACGGTTTGTGATAAGTTCTTCAAATGTCATTACCGATCCTTTATCAACGCATCAATATCGTGTTCAAAACTCTTTCTCTTTTTGTAATGCGTGACGATAGACTTTAGCAATAACTGCAATTGTCTCACTTCTTCAATTGACAAAGACACAAGTCGGCATCCTGCACTACCTCTCATTACTGATATCTCAATTTCTCTATCATGCTTTCCAGACGCAGATATTCTCATATCTCCAATGCTCGTGTTGGCACTGAACTCGCTTCCCCTTTCCCGCAATATCACAGGTTTAGATACGTTATTCATGTCTGGCATCACTGTGCTCACACTCATCTTTCGACCAGCATCTTTCGCAATAATTAGCAATGTGCATAATATCAACTGTGTAATCATCTGCCTGTTGGTGACATGTAATATGTTTTGCTATTCCAGAGATTATGGCTTCAAGACGACCAATTTCTTCTGCCAGCTCATTCTCAATGGGGCGCATTTCAAATATTTCTGTCTGTTTATCATCCTCCATGGTTTGAAATACGAACATTATGTAGCAGTTTTTGCACCTCATCTTGCGTTCATCAATCCATTTATAGCCCTTCGCACCGCAAAATGGACATCGCATTTCTTGTATCTCACTCATTATTCTCCTTCCTTTCAGCAAACATCCTCTGCCTCCTACATCACGTCGCACCTGCCAATATAGCTTGATCCTCTTCCATTCACAATACTCAATATAACAAATCACAGCAAGCGTAATCGGGATATACAAAATCGCTAACACAAAGAGTATCATAACTGTCTTATGTCGTAGTAAATCTTGGAAATACAAATGCCAAGGAAAATACCTAGAGCCAGTCCTAAAAGTACACCAGAGCGATAAATCTCAAAAATTGTTGTTCCGAAATATTCCATACTCACAGTATAACACAGGTTGCACAGAAAGTCAAGAGTGGGACAGTAGGGATCGGGAAAAGTGGTACGTGTAGTGAGTGACCACCCCACCACCTAGAACACATGTTCTACGGAATCGATACGCGGTCTGCATGGTGTGCGGCTCGCGGGCAGGACAGGACAGACGGGAGCGGGCAGGGCGTGGGTGTAGACAGGGCGTGAGGGCGTGGGTGTGGTAGTATAGCTGTCTACCGGGGTCGTTATAGATTGTAGGGTGTGGGCATGGCCGGGTGTGGGCGTGGGCGCCTCTGTATAGTATAGATAAGTAAGTATAAAGGGTTCGTTATAAGGCTCGTGGTATAGGGTCTCTGTGTCAGGACTCGTGTCAGTGCCGTGTATACTCGCATTGTGTCAGGACTCGTGTTGTGGTATCGTGTCCTGGTATCATGGGCTCGTGTCCTGGTATCATACATATATAATGAAGCAAGTTGACATTGTAAGAGGGAATTAGAACACATGTTCTACAGAACGCCTGTCCAGAACATCTGTGCTAGGCTGCGTAAAATTGGCGTAAAGGCGCTGTGATTGCCTTGTCAAGGGCTATACTTATATCGTATACTATAGATAGTGAAAGGAGCAAGACTATGACACAGAAACAAAAACTACAGCTTAAAATGAAACTCCAACGGAAACACATTACGATATTGCGATCCATGGACAAACGGATTAACAGCGCTGATAATCGACTTGTTAGAATGTCAGGTGTACGCTAATGA